CAGCAGGTCGCCGACGGTGCGCAGCAGTTCCCCAGCCGCCCGGATCCGGGCGGCTCGGGACTCGGAGGGTCGGGCTGTTCCATAGGCGAGGGACCTGTGCGCCTCCCTCTGCAACGCGATCGGGAACGGGGTCCCGCTGGTTGTCCAGGCGTCATCCCACGGCACCACCCGACAGCGGCAGTGGCCGTGAAGCGGCGGGCCGTCCACGCCCGGTCGTCGGCCCGCGCGCTGCTTGGGGTCCCAGGACAGGCCGCCCGGAAACGCCTCCTCCGCCTTCACGACGCGGCCGGTGTAGGCGAGGCAGCGCACGCACGCGTCTCCCTCGGCCACCCACACCCTGAGCGGTGCCGTGGCACGGACGACCGCGTCAAGACCCTCGTGCACTGCCGAGTTGATGACCCACGCGATGTGTGCGCGAATCGCGGGCAACGCGGCACGCGCGGCACCGAGCCCGGCCAGCAGATGCGACCAGCGCGCTACCCGGTCCGGGTGCAGCAGGAACAGGGCCCGGTCGCGGCGTTCGGCCACCACGTCACGGGTCCGGCGGGCCTCGTTCCGCAACGCCCGCCCCACAGAGGGGGCGCGGGGCTCACGCCGTCGTCGGCCAGAGGCAGCCCGGACGAACGCGGTGCCCTGGGTGACGCCCAGTCGTATCGCCGGGGCGAGCCCGTCAGCGAGTGCCGCGGGCGCGCGGTCGATGAGCGGGGCGAGGATGCGGGCCACGGCGGTGCGGGCCGCAGCGATGATCCGACGCAGCATGTCGCCCGGCAAAGCCTGATAATTGGGGCCGCCGAAGGCTGTCGTCCAGGCGCTCAGGGTGCGGCGGATCAGGTCTTCGAAGGCACGGTCGCTGCCGGTGAGTGTGCGGGCGACGATGCGGTTCTCCAGGTCGATGACCTCGCCGGTGTGGTCGCCCTGGACGAGACGCATGAGGTCCTCACTGGAGTACGACATCAGCTCGCCTCCTGCGCATTGGCGAGAGCTTCCAGGTCGTCGATCGCTCCAGCCATGAGCGCGGATACCTGCTCGTCGGTAACAACGCCGAGGGCCTTCGCAGCACCGAGCTTCTGTGCGCTGTCAGCGAGGGATGCGAGGACATCGACGCGGCGCTGCAGTTCAGCGTCATCGGTCCCCGACAGCCAGCCGTCAACCTGCTCGGCCCGATACCCAGCCTCGATCAGGGCTTGGCGGCGCGGAACACCGGCTGCGATCTTCGCCTGGACGGTCTGCCAGCCCTCGACATCGTCGACGGTCTCGGCCGGCTTCCAGTGCACCGTCACCACCGGATCCTCAACGCCGAGACGGCGCAGCGCGAAGCTGAAGGCCTCGCGGAGGGTGGCCCCGTAGGACAGCTGCCGATTGGAAACCTTCTTCGTGAACGGGGCATCCTGCGCGCGCACCGACTGCCCGGACGGCTGCTCTCCGGACGGGTCGAACAGGTGCAGCGGCGTCGTGCAGATCTGCGCCATAGCCCGCACGTTGAACATGATCGGGTCGAGGAACACGGACGGGTTGGCGGCGTCGAACTGGCCGACCGCCTTAAAGCCACGCAGCAGCCACATTTCGCCCGGACCGGCTTTCAGGCTGCTGTCGTCACCGGAGTCGCTCGGCCCTGTGCCTCGTTCGTCGAGAGGCCAGTCATCGTCATCGAAGTCACCGGGCTCCAGGTCGGATGTGTCGGTGGTGGCGGTCTCGGTGAGCGCGTACCGCTGGGGCGCGCCCTGATAGTCGACGGTGCCCATGTGGGTGGCCTGCAACTTGGTGATGGCGTTCTGCGGACCGTAGGCGCCATAGTGCTCGGGGCAGCCGTAGGGCCGGTCCGTGCGGAAGTGAAATGTCGGCTGCTCGCCCCAGTCATGGTCGATGACCCACGACTCGGGGTCGTCGGCCTCGGCCAGCCAGTGGGTCCAGTCTCCTGCCTGGTCTCCGCGGGAGTTCTGGCCGGTGGTCCAGCGTTCGATGCGGTCGTCGTACTGCAGCTCGGCCCGCTGATAGGTGCCGTCGCACCACTGCTTGATCGTCATCCGCTTGCGGCGGGGGTTCTCCTCGTCGTAGATGACGCGGACCGTCTGCGGGGAGTTGTAGAACATCTCGACCCGCACGACGTTGCCGTTGTCGTCTTCGACGGGCAGCACCATCAGGTAGGCGTCGCCGTACTCTCCTGCCCGGCGGAACAGGTCGGGCATCTCCAGGTCGAGTTGGTTGTCTTGCCAGATCTTGGAGATGAGGGCGGTCTCTTCGTCTGTCTGCCCGGTGATGCCTGCGATCTCCAGCCGGTCGGTGACGGCGTCGACGGGGGTCTTGGCGAAGTTGAGGTCGAAGTCGACGTGGTGGACGGCGAGGGCACGGCGCAGGCGGACGTTGGTGAAGACTTCGGGGACCTTGCCGTCGTAGTAGGTCTGGGCTTGGTCGTAGCCGGGGCGGGCGTCCCTCAGCTCTTCGATTCCGTACATGAGGTCGGCACGCGTCATGTCTTCCAATGCGACCTCCAGCCTCGACCTTTGAATCGAAGGATAGACGGTCATCCCGCAATAGGTCATGGGCTGGGTAGTGTTACCAGCCGACGAATCCAAGGATCAGACGTAGCTGGCCCGCGTCGCAGACGGCGGCGGCTGCTTCTTCGGCGGCCGAAGGAAACGCAGGACCCCGTTCCCGACACTGTCGACGAGGTCGTCGTTGAGGCCCTTCGGGAACGCGATCATCTCGTCTTCTAGGTCTAGCAGACGCTTCTCGTGTACCACCCGCGGCGGCACCATCTGGTACAGGTTCAGCAGCCGGCCCGCACGTACCACCTTCGGCTCCGTGTTGTGCACCGTCAGCAGCCGCACCGGGAGACCGTGGAGGACTTCCCGCCACATGTCGCCGCCCTGGTTCGTCTCGACAAGCACGGCACCGACGTTAGGGAACGAGTCGAGCAGTTGGAAGACGCGCTCGCGGAGCGCCGCGCCTTGGAGCTTGACCCGCTCGGCGTGCCGAACCAGGCAGCGCGCTGGTGCGGGCGCGGCGGCTGGTGCCCACCCGATGACGGACAGGCCAGTGAAGTCCGAAGACGCCTTCGTCGTGACCGCTCCGTCGATCGACAGCAGCTCACGCGAGACAGGCAGCTCGCCGTAGGTGAAGTCCTCCGGCGACCAGTACTCGGTGTCCTCCGGCACAGGCTTGTTCGCGAACGTCTTGGCGTATGCCCGAGTCCCAGAGATCGACTGGAGGAACTCGGCGCTCCAGCGGCCGGGCCACAACGACCGCTGCGTACCGTCGTCCAGCTTCACCAGCGGCGGGAAGTAGGTGACCTTGAATCGCTCGTCGCGAATCCACGCAGGCGGCTCGCCCGCCTCTGTCACGCTCTTCGTCAACTGGTCAAGGATTCCGCCCGGCAGGTTCACCGTGCCGACGAGCCGGACGTGCGCCCGGTCGTTCATCGGCAAGATGCCGTCCAGCATCGTAATCAGCCGCTTCTTCGCCTGGTAAGCGGAGTAGCCGGCACCCTCCTCACCCTCAATGTCGTCGAGGAGAAGCATGTCGGGACGCCGGTTCTCGGGGTCGACGAGACCGAGAACCTCCGTGTCGATGCCGCGAGCAGCAAACGAAAACCCGGACGTGGTGTGCAACATCGACTGCGAATCCGCCACCGGCGTTCCATTGGCCTTCCGGGCCGGCGTAACGAGGTCGGGATAGTCGAGGCGGATGTACTCGTTCGTCTGCAGCTCACGCCGCAAGCCAGCAAGGTGGTCCTGCGCCTGAGTGGCGGAACTGCTGAAAGCGGCCACGAAGCGCACATGGCCGTGGCAGGCCGCCCACAGGGGCACGATGAGAAACAGGGTCGTGCTCTTGCCAGATCCGCGGGGTGCCACATAGGCGCGGCGAGAGTCCTTGGGGTCCGGGTCACAGATGAGTTCGACGGCGTCCCGGTAGATGCCGAGATGGACGTCCCCGAAGGTGATGTTGCCGTCCCGGTCTTTGAGGAGGTGCGGCACATAGAGGGCACCCCATAGGAGCGGGTCGAGGCGGGTCAGCGCGCGGCGGTAAGCGGGATGCTTCTTCAGGCGTTCTCGGTCGACGCGGCAGACGTCTTTCGCATATGTGGGCAGGTCGAAGTTGCCCGCATCGTAGGGGGTACCGTCAGGCGCGCACAGGTAACCGGTCATCCAGCCGCCCGTCCACAGATGCGAGGACGCCCCAAGCAGGCCACCGCAGTTCCAAGGCAGCGGATGTCGCCGCCGACGTAGCCGATGCCGAGACTGCAGTCGCAGCTCAGACCGCTACTCACTGGACTTTTCGCCCTTGACACGAGCCTCAAGAGCCTGGTTTTCCTCCTCAACCTGCCTAAGGATCTCGGCCAGCTCAATGTCCTGCGGCTTCATGGTGACGCTGGCATCGAGCTTCGCCGCCGCGTCGATCCCGTCAAGCTTGCGCAGCGACTCAGACAACGCGCGCACCCGGTCAACGGCAGCAAGCCTCGGCCCGTCATCAAAGAGAGGCATGCCGTCGTCATCCTTGACGACGTGCCCATGTGAGACCTGAACGTGCTCCTTCTCCATCACCTCGATCGCCACGTCCGTCGCATACTCCAGACGGGACCGGTGAACCGCACGTGCCTGCTCCGCAGTCGCCTCAGCAATCTCCCGCGACGTCCTCAAGCCTGCCTGGACATACCGAAACGCCGACGACTCGGATACCTCCATGGCCTCTGCGATCCGCCTATAAGTCCACCTGTCCACCGCCCAGCGCGCAGCAGCCCACGCCTCCCGCTCCGCCTGATTAGGGACAGACAGGAACATATGATTGCCGCCGTGCTGGCGTTGTTCGAGCCGGGGCGGCGGCGGCGGAATCTCGTCACTCACGAGCCGCCTCCTCCCTCGGGGACGACTCTGTCACCCGGCGGGAGCTCACCCGATGGTAGATCGGGATCGCCTGCTCGTCGCTGACCATGGATGCCTCCAACGCGTCTTGGTACCTTTGAATCGTAGGCCAATGTGGCAACTTGGCTTGGATTCGAGTGTTAGGCGGTGGTGATGGTGGTCAGCTCGCGGGGCGGCAAGTACGGCTTCGTGTACCGCGCCCGCTTCGCCGTGTACCGGGCCTTGCGCCGCAGGGGCATGTCGAAGACGAAGGCCGCGCAGATCTCCAACGAGGGCCGCACTCATGCCGCGCGCAGTCTCATGGCTCGGAAGGCGGCGCGCACTCGGCGGGCACGGGGGCGTAAGCGTCACTGAAGGGTGGCGGCTGGCGGTAGCATCCCCGGACTGCGCGCGCCGGGGTGAGCGCGCGCCTGTGTTGGGGGGTTGCGATGGCTGGTGGGTGCCGAGACTGCCGTACGTGCACGATGCCTGGGTTCGTGCGGGTTGGGCAGGACTGGGGTGTTGGGTTTCTGCATTTGATGACGTGCGGGATCAGTTGGGTGGTGAAGCGGGGGACGGTGCGGCATTGTCCGCAGTGCAAGCATCTGCGGTCGCGTCATGAGCGGCGGGCGGACGGGTCGTTCATGGACTGAGCTGGGGGCTACGACAACGCCCCGGACCGGTGGTGCGGTTCGGGGCGCAGCAGCGGCGAGGCAGCCTTCAGGCAGCCACGCACAGGAGCGCGGATAGGGGCATCTCGTCCCCATCCTCGTCGAGGACTAGGCCGTTGCGCTCCAGATACGCGGCGTACTCCCCCCGCTGGAGCTGCTCAGCTTCCGCCTTGGAGGCCCTAATGATCTCGTCGCGGAGACGGAGGATCTCAGTGACGGCCCGTTCCAGACGGCGGCATCCCCACTTGGCGAGGAGCCAGTCCCGCCGGACGCGGTCGTACCACTCGGCGGTCATGACGCAGCCGCGGGAGAGGACGCGCCCGACGTGCTCGCCGTGGGCATCGTAGATGTGCCAGCCCTTGAGCGGGTTGAAGCCGGGCCAGCTGTCGCGAGGCAGGTTGAGGTCGTCGATGAGCTCTTGGGTCTCCTCGCTGGCGAGTTCGGTGGGGGTCATGGGGAGCACTGTGACCTGCTCGTCGTTGGTGGTGATGGTGTGGAGGGGGGTGCGGCGGGTGGAGGTGACGGTACGGCGCATGGTGGGCTCCTTACGCAGCGAGGGCGTCGGCGAGGAGCTCGACGCGGGCGGTGATCGGCAGGTCGACGGGGTACAGCACAGTGACGGTGGTGAGGCTGCTGATGCGGGCCGGCTTGTCGTCGGCGGCGGGGCGGGGCACTACATAGGCGGCGCGGTGGGTGGTGTACGAGACGATGCGGTCGGCTCGAAAGCTGCGCGCTTCCCCGGTGGCCCTGTCCATCGCCTTGATCAGGATGTCGCCGGCGTTGCTCAGGACCACATCGAAGATCTCGATCGTTCGCACCGTCTCGACGAGCTGGCCGGTGCGCTTGTCGGCCTGGTCCTTCTCTTCCTTGAGGTAGGTGATGGTGACGGGGTGTTGTTTGTCGAGGGCGGTGATGAGGCGGGTGAGGGTGGTGGTGCTGGTCTCGTTCTTGGTGTGCCTCATCGGGGCCCCCTTGGTTCATCGGTAGCGATACCTGCTATCGCTTGCCGTGACTCAGACTATACGCCCGAGGGGGTGGCATCGCAAGCCTGTTGCGGTACCTTGTTCTCATGACAACCCAGGGACCCACACTCGACGAGATCGCAGCGGCCGGCGCGCGCCGTCAGCGAGACGCCGACCGCCTCAAGCAGTCCAGCGACGCGTTGAAGGAACTCGTCCTCGACGCACTACGGGACGGCGAAAACCGCCCTACCGACGTCACCAAGGCGTCAGGCTGGACTGCCGCGCACGTGCGGAAGATGGCGCGCGAGGCTGGCATCGCGCCGGACGAGCGGTACAAAGAGCGGGCAGAGCGGCTCCGCAAGACCAGCACCCCGGAGCGCCTGGCCGACAGCGAGGAGACGACCACATGAGCGCAGCAGAAGCCCCCCTGACTCCACGCGAGCGACTGATCCGGCAGCTTCGGAATCCCGGGCCCGTTGGCCTGGACGAGTACGACGCGGACCAGCTCATCGGCGAGTACGCGACCGAGCTGGCAGGGGAAATCCGCGCAACACGCGACGACATGGCCGTACCTGGGATTGAACCTGAGTTCCTCGACGGCATGAGCTACGCAGCCAACGGCATCGACCCGAACATCTACGAACGCGAACGCCCGCAGAACAGCGAGGGGACCGCCGGATGAGCGCGCGCGCAGACCTGTTCCACCGTCTCGTCGTCGATGCCGGGCTCAGCCCGCACTGGGCCGACCGGCAGATCGACGACTTCGCGCACGAACTCGCCGAACAGATCCGCGCCGAGGCTGGGCGCCCCCGAAAGCTGGACGAGAGCGTGATGGGCCGGAATCTACGCCGCACCCGATTCCGGCAGGCCGCCGACCTCATCGACCCGCACGTCGGCGCGGGTCCGGTGCGCCCGGATGAGGAGCCCACACCATGACCTTTCCGAACCTCAGTCCGACAAGCCGGAACGGCGACCCGCGCTGTGGGTCCCGAGACACTGACACAGGCCCCACCTGCGGTGCACCCGCCATCTGGCACGTTGCGTGGCACCTCACCCCGACGGCAAAGTTCTCGCTCATCTGCGAGCGGCACATGGCGCAGGCGCAGAACACCTTCGTCTACGCGGACCGACACCCGGTGAACGTCGTCTGCGACATGCCCGGCACCGGGTGGGCGATCGAGGATCCCAGCTTCTGCGTGCTCCCGCCCGAAGCAACCGACCGCCCGTTCTTGGCGATGAGAGAACAACCCACAGCATGACGACGGCCCGCCCGACCAGGCGGAATGGGTGGGGCCCCGCTGCGGCGGGTTGCGCGGCGGGGCCTGTTTCGTGGCGGATGGCGTCTCGGTGCGCGGTGCGGCTGTTACGGCCGCCATTCCTCGCGGTAGTCGGGGTGGTCCGCGTGCACGGCGGCCTTGCCCTTGGCCCACGTCTCCATCACGCGCAGCATGGCGGGCAGGTAGTCGGCCTCGCGCCGGAGTGCTCGCTGTCGCACGTCCGGCGACCCGACGCCCTCCCATTGGCCGGTGCGTTCCTCGTGCTCGATATCGGCGGCAAGTTCAGCGGCTGCCCTTTGGTGCGCGTCGTGGGCACGCAGTAGTCGCTCGTATTGGCGGAGCAACTCGCGGTCGATCTCGATCTCGGCGAGGACGCGGGCCGGGTCGTGACGGGCGATGTGGGCTGCGTCGGCCATGCTCTGCGGATCGTCGGTCTCGCCCGTGCCTGCGACGCACACCGCTTCCTCGCCCGCCGGCCCGGCGAACACGGCTTCCTCAAACCATGACGTGCCCGGCTTCCGCCAGTGCTTCTGCGGGTCGTGCCGCCACGGGCCCGGAGTCGCTGATCGGGCCGTCCTCTCCTCTTCGTCGAAGCGGGCGCGGAGGAACGCCACCCGCTCGGCGCTCGCGCGGTCGGCGGCTGTCTCGTGCGGTTCGATTTCGCTCATGGGGTGGTCTCCTCGTCTGGGCGGACCGGGCCCGCGCCGTTGATGGTCGGGTACAGGTCCGGGAAGGCGAGGCACGCGTCGGCTACCAGCGCCATTATCTGCGAGTCCTTCGGTACGCCCTCCTTCCGGTCGCGCACGAGGCCCTGGACGTAGCCCATGACGGCGGCGTCGTGGAAGAGGCCGCGCTCGCGGTCGGTGAGGTTGGCCTGGAGTCGCTCATAGGCGGCGGCGCGGGCGGCGTCCCGTGCCGTCAGGTAAGCGACCAGGGGCTCGGGCAGGTTCTCGCTCATGGGGTGGATTCTCCTACTCGGGTGTGATGGCTTCGATGATCGTGCGGTGGGGGTTGTTGGGGTCGGGTCTGCGGTAGATCAACATCCCCTCTCGGCGGACAACAGTGGTCCCATCTGCGGGTTTGTCGCCAGAAGAGGGGCCGCTCCCCGGTGGGGGAGCGGGGTTAGCTGCATCACTCATGGATTTCTGGTGGCGTGCTGCGCGCCATAGCGCGATCGTGCCGACCGTCCACACGGTGAGGACTCCGGCCGCGTCCGATGCTGCGAACAGGGCCGCCAGTGCCCCGCCGCCGAGGAGGACGAGCACGCACGCGCCAGCGGCCGGGCTGCCCGTCTCCTCTTCCTCGGTGTCGGTCATCCGACGGCCCCGTACACGGTGTCTCCGATGATGTTCATTGCCTGTGCGAGCGGGACCGCAGCGTGGCCGGCCACGCCGGACGAGATGCCGAGTGTGATTCCGCACCACGTTCCCAGCAGCAGATCCCGTCGATATTTCGCGCTGCACTTGATGGCCGTCATGATGCCGACGGTGCAAATGAGTACCAGTCCGTTGCCCGTGGCGGTGAGGGGTAGGTAGTGGCCGCCGGTGCCGTGCTGACCCCATTCTCCGCCGACTCCATACACGAGAGCCGCGTCCCCCAGCCAGTTGCTGAGCCACAGCCAGCCGCGGGCTGCCCAGCCGATAGCGCCACCAATGGCGAGGATCGTGAGGACGCCGTAGGACCAGGCGAGGATGAAGGGCAGCAGCTTGCCGAGGTACTGCTGGGGGCGTTTCTGGAGGGACTTCAGCCCTGGCCACCACATGATGACGGTGGCGAGGAGGATGCAGATTCCGATGGTTACGCCGCCGATGGTGACGTACGTCATGGGTGGGGTCCTTAGCGGGGTGTGTGGTTGCGGCGGGTGCGGCGCCGGGCGCGGGGGTGCACTGCGAGGAGCGCGGCGAGTGCGCCTAGACCGGCGGTGGCGAATGCGAGTGCGATGAGCCAGGGCTGCATTCGGATGCTCCTGGTGACGGGTGCGGGTGCGGCTCAGCTGGCTGCGGCGAGTGCGTCGCGGATGCGCTGGGCGCGTGTCTGGCCGATGCCGAGTTCGCGCTGCATCCGGCGGAGCGAGAGCGGGCCGGTTGCCTGGAGGGCGAGGGCTTGTTCGATGAGTTCGTCGTCGGATGCGGTGCCGGTGGCGCTGGCGGCGGGTGCAGCCGGGTGCGCATCCGCATCCGGGCTGGGCTCGGTACGTCCCGCCTGCGCCGGGTCGGGCTCGGTGTCGGCGACCGGGTGCGCATCCGCTGCGGGGAGTGCCGGGCGCGCATCCGGCGGAACCGGGAGCTGGGAGGCGGGTGCGTCTGGGTGCGGTACGGCCGTGGAGGCGAGCGCGGTTGCCTCGGATGCGGCTTGGTCGAATGCGGCGGATGCGGATGCGGGCGCTCCCACTTGGATGCGGTCGAGGGCCTCGTGGACCTGTCGCATGAGTGCGCCGAATGCGATCAGCGCGGCTGACGGTGGGACGGCTGCGACGACGTATTCCATCGGCTGCGCGTGGTCGCCGACGCCGAAGACGTTGAGTGCGATAGAGCCGAGGGATCCGACTGCGGCGAGTGCGTATGCCCACCCGTCGACGGTGGCGCGGAGGGATGCGCGGAGGACGAGGAGCTCCCCGGTGATGATGAAGAGGTCGACGGTTGCGGGCCATGCCCAGGCGCGGGCTCCGTCGAGGCCGTTGCTGCCAGCGATGTCGTGGAGGTGTTCGTAGGAGAGCCAGAAGGCGGCTGCGGTGAGGGCGATGGTGACGATGGCTGCGCCCGCGGCGAGTGCTGCGGTCGGGTTTTTCACGGTGGCTGCTCCGGGGCGTGGGTGGCCGGGCCCGCGGGTGGTGCAGGCCCGGCCGGTCGGGTGGGGTCAGTTGAAGCGGCGGCGATCGCGCTCTTCCCACTGCTCGGCCTTGGCGGCGGCGAGTGCGACGCCTTGGTGGTGGCGCTCGCGACGTTTGCGTGCGGCTTTGGCAGTGGCGGATTCGCGGTCGGCGTACTTTGTGGCCGCGAGCTCGCGGTCGCGGGCGGGGCTGAAGAAAAGGTCGCGGAGCTTCACCGGTCGTCCTCGGGCTGTTGTTCGGTTTGGCGGAGTTCTTCGCAGCGGGCTGCGGCTGTGGGGCCGGGTCGGGCTGCGAGGATCTCGGCGATTTCCTGCCAGGTGACGTCGCCGTGCTGCTGCTTGGGGAGGTAGCCGCTCATCGCATGCCGCCTTGGGCGCTGGCGATGGTGAGGGCGAGCTGGTCGCGTGCTGCTCCGGCTGCCGTGTCGGGGTCGCGCTGCTGGTAGTCGGCGGCGCATCGGTCCACGGTGGCGGGTTGGTCGAGGATGCTGTGGCCGAGCGGGGTGCTGGGCGGCGTGGTGGGCGCGCAGATACGATCGGGCACGTTCGTCTCCTGTGTACGCAGGTGGCGGATTTCCCGGCCCGTGTGCAACCGCGGGTCGGGGTTGAGGCCCTGCCGGCCGTGCAACCGACCGGCAGGGCCGCTTTCATCAGCCCCGATCTCGTGTGCAACCACGAGGTCGGGGCTTTGTGCTGCGGTACAGACACTAGAACACGACTTGCCATGTGGCAAGTCAGAGGGGATGATGGTGCAAGACGGGTCGAACAAAGAACAGGAGGTGCCGGACTTGGTGACCTTCCGAGAAGCCGCCCGCCGCGTGACATCAGAAAAGATCGCGCCGTCTATGACTCACCAGCGGGTGTCTCAGCTCAGCCGGGACGACCCAAACTTCCCACCGGTCCAAGTGGTCGGCCGCTCGAAGGTCATCGACTGGAACCTTGGTCGGCCGTACTTCGTGGCACACGCCGCAAAGGCTGCTCAGCGGGACAGTCGACGACGGCAGGACACGGCGACCGACGAGTAGCCGGACAGCAGAACGGCCGGGCGGACTCCTACATCCACCCGGCCGAGAACCAGCGGGATCCAGCCCGCTGATCAACACCCACTGAGAAAGGTGCCGCACGATGGTACCCACATTTGTCACGCTCGGCTGCGCCGCCCCGGCGGTGGCTTCCCGGTGATCGAAAACCTGCGCGGGCGCAGCACGGAGACGAAGTACGGCCGGATCCCCCTGTGGCTCTACGAGACCGGCGTGCCGCTCCAGGCCATCGCTGCGTACGGCTGGCTACACGGCCGCTACGGGCACTACGAGCGCGTCATGCCCAGCTACAAGACCTTGGCCAAGGAGCTTGGCGTCAGCAAGGGCAGCGCCGTGGCTTACGTCAAAGCGCTGATGTCCGTCGGCGCGCTGCGGGTCGAGACGTCCGGCGCGGCGGCCCAGAAGCCGAACGAGTACGTCATCGCCTTCAACGAGCCCTTCGAGGTGGTGGAACAGCAGGCGACAGCCGGTCAGCATGCTGACCCGGTCAGCCAGTTGGTACGAAGGGGTCAGCGGGCTGACCGGAGGGGTCAGCCAGTTGGTCACGAAGAAGACGTTCTTAAAAAGACAGAAGACTCTCTCTCCTCGCCGTCACCAAGCGCGCCACCCGCACCTCCCGCAGCCAGCAGCGAGAGAGAGACGATTGCTACGCCCCACAACAGCAGCGAGGCACACCAAGCCCTCGCCGCCTACGAGGAAGCCCTCGGCGGCACAGCCCTGCCCGCCGTCCGCCGCCAGCTCCTCGCCGACGCAACCGAGCTGCTGACCGCCCGACCAGCCTGGTGGGTCATCGACCGCGCCCGGGAGCTCCCCCGGTACGGCAGCAGCCTGTCGAAGCACGCGGCGATGTCCCGCGCGCCGCTCGCCCGCCCGCAGCACGCCGGAACGGTCGCCGCCGCGCCGGGGGACGGCCTGCCGCCGTGGTGCGGGCACTGCGCCGACGAAGAGCCCGCAGCCCGCCACAACACCCGACTGCGCACCATCAACGGCGCGCCCTGCCCGGCCTGCCACCCCGACGCCCTCGCCGCCGCCTGAACCCGAACAGGATCGTCTGATGCTTCACGCCGTACCCGACACCCACGACGGCCCTGTCGACCGCGTCCCACCGAGCAACCTCGACGCCGAGCAGTCCGTCCTCGGCGGCATGCTGCTCTCCAGGGCCGCGATCGCCGACGTAGCCGACGTCCTCGACCCGGCCGACTTCTACCGCCCCGCGCACGAGACGATTTACCGCGCGATCCTCGCCATGCACGCAGACGGCGAGCCCGCCGACCCCATCACGGTGGCCGCCCGGCTACGGAAAGACGGCGACCTGGAACGCGTCGGCGGCCCCAGCTACCTCCACGCCTGCGTGAGCACCGTCCCCGCCGCCGCCAGCACCGAGTACTACGCCGACATCGTCCGGAACCTCGCCATGCTCCGCCGCATCGTCGAGACCGGCACACACCTCGCCCAAATGGGCTACGCCGCCCGCCACGACCCCGAACAAGCCGCAGAGGTACTCGACGCCGCAGCCGCCCACCTGCAAGCCCTCACAGCCGCCACAGCAGGCCGCACAGAATCCCGCGAATGGCTCCTCGACAAAGTCATCGACGACGTCCTCACCGACTACGACCGCCCCGCCGGCGACAACCTCCCACTGCCCTGGCGGGACATGACAGAAAAAGCCCCGATGGAACCCGGAGACTTCGTCGTCGTCGCCGCCCGCCCCGCCATGGGCAAGACTCTGGTCCTCCTGGAAATCGCCCGGCACGCCGCCATACGACACGGCCGCGGCGCGCTCATCGCAAGCATGGAGATGTCCCACCGGCAGATGGGCCAGCGGATCCTCGTCGCCGAGGCCGGCGTGTCCCTCGCCCGATTCCGAGCCCGAGAGCTGGACCCGAACGAACGCGAAGCGGTCGACGAGGCCGCCGGGCGGATCCTCACCGCGCCGCTGCGGATCGACGACACCCCAGCTGTGCCAATCTCGAAATGGCGCGCCCGGTTACGCCAGCTCCAGGCGGAGGGGCAGCTGCCGGCGGTGCTGATCGTCGACTACCTCCAGATCGCGAAGGCGGAGACCGCGTCCGGCACGAACCGCACCGGCGAAGTCGACTCGCTCGCGGCCGGGATGAAAGCGCTGGCGCAGGAGTTCGGCATCGTCGTCATCGCGGCGGCGCAGCTGAACCGGCAGGTCGAACTCCGGCAGGACAAGACCCCGACGCTCGCTGATCTGCGCGAGTCCGGCGCGATCGAGGCGAACGCCAACATCGTGATCATGCTGCACCGGCCCGACTACTACGAACCCGAATCACCCCGCGCCGGGGAAATCGACCTGATCATCGGCAAAAACCGCATGGGCACAACCGGCATCGTGACATGTGCGTTCCAGGGCAGGCGGGCCAGAGTCGTGGACATGGGCCGATGAGCCGCCCGCGACGCCCCGCCGCCCGCCCGAAGCGAGCAGAAGCCCGCCACACCCCCACGGCCCGGCTACCGCGCGGGGACCGCCCACTCCTTGGGCTCAGCCGCCCCGGCAGGCGTATACACAACTCGCTCCGGCCAACCGGACCCCGGCACAACGAACGGGATCTTCCCTCTGAGGCAGTCCCCACCCTTTATGACCGTTTCGTCGAGGGGGTACTCGGGTTTCGGCATGTCGCCACCGCCAAGAGTCGTGACCTGGACGCGGGTGCCGTCCGAGTAGGCCAGCGACCAAGGGAACCGCGACGCAGAGATGTTGTAGCCGCCTGCGTTGCACACCTTCACCTCGGCGGTCGCCCACACGCCGTCTTCCAGCCCTGGGCGCTTCCCTGGGGCCTCCAGGCCGGTGACGGGTTGGGTGTAGGCGAGGACGCTGGTAGTACCGGCGACGTCCGGATCGGAGAACTTCCATCGCCATGGTGTCCCGAGCGCCAGCGGCTTGTCGGCGGTCGGGGTGCGCGAAGGGCCGGGCTTGTCGGATCTTGGCTGATTGCTGGTGCAGGCAGCGAGCAACAAGACGGCGGCAGCGGCGGCGGCAGACGCCGCGATTCGGATGCGCATGATCCCCCCTGGGATTGGTGACGGTCGAATCATGCCGTGAACACCGCCCGCCGCCAGCCGAGTTGACAAACGCCCGCACGCGCCGCGTCAAGCCCGGCCGCGAACTGTGCGACGGATGCGACGTCCCTCCGCCGAGCGACGAAGAGCTCGCCGCGGCCATCGCCCAAGCCACCGCAGCAGCGACAGCCGCACCCGCCCCGTTCTGACCAGCCGCACCGCATGACCTGCGGTTTTGCCGTCAAAAGGCTACCGATCAAGGCCAGTTACACGAGACAATGAACCCACACAAACCAGGAGAAAAAACGTGACCGGCATCAGCCCCGTCGACACCGTCCGAGGACTCACGATCAAGCAGCCGTGGGCGTTCGCTATCGCCGAAGGCTTCAAGACTGTTGAGAACCGCAGCCGCCGAACCAACTACCGCGGCCGACTGCTCATCCACGCTGGCCTCGCCGTCGACCACACCGTCCCGATCGTTCGCTACAGCAGGGATGCCGCGATCCGCTTCGACGAGCTCGGTGGACCCCTCAACTTCTGGGACGCCCGCACCATCGTCCCCAGCGCCTTCTACAAGCCGCAGCCCACCCTCTCCCTCGCAGCGGTCATTGCCACCGCGCGCCTAGCTGGTTGCCACGAGGCCATCGACGGCTGCTGCGCCCCGTGGGGATTCCCGGACCAGTGGCACTGGGAACTCGCCGACATCCAGCCCCTGGAGCGGGTTGTTGCTAAGGCCGGAGCCCTCGGCCTGTGGAAGCCGGACGCCAAGCTGCTGACCGCCGTCGAGGAGGCCGCGTGAGCGCCTACGCCACCGTCGCCTGCGACGGCGAGTCGACACCGATCGGCCGGTGCATGTCTGAGGACACCCTTCCGTACCTCACCTCCACCGCCACCCAAGTCCGGGCCTATCTCAAGCAGCAGGGCTGGCACCGGACCCGCGGCGGCCGCGACATCTGCCCCGACTGCTGGAAAGCCGGACACCGATGACCGCCGCCCGGGTCGGCCTGGCGCTGCTCACCGGCTACTCGGTGACGCCCAGCGAGGGGGAGCGTGCCGTCGCGGCGGCGGAAGCATGAGCGCCGAGACCGGACCTTTCCCCGGCGACGCGGGCAACCTTGAAATCTCCAGCCCCAAATTCAAGGCTGCGGCGCGGCCGCACGGCAAGCCGTGGCCACGGCTAGCTCTCGAGGCTGCGGGCCGGTAACAAAATCGATGCGCCCCACCCCGACCCATACAGGCGTGCAAGCCGTACGCAATGATGAGACACGGCCCTACCGACACGACTCCTTCGAACAGCACCGGGCCACGAGTAGAAGGAACCGACATGAACATCACGCCGCAGCAGGAAAACCTGCTGACGCTCTGCGCGCTCCACCACGGCACCGCCACCGTCGACTGGCACCTCATCGCCAGAACTTGCCAATCCGAAGCCGGGCTAGACGCACTGCTCGCCGGTGAGATCCCGGAAGACTCCGCCGCCGCCCGGAAGTCCCTGCCCATCCTCCGCGGCGGCCTCGAAGACCAGGAACAGGCTCGCGCCCTCGTGGCGGACCACCTGGAAGCCGCCGCACAGGTCGGCGCCCGCTTAGTGACGGTCCTTGACGAGAACTACCCGGCAAACCTGCGGCTGGTGCCCAACCTGCCGCCGTTCCTCTTCCACCTGGGGAACCTCGAACCCCGCGACGCCCGCTCTATCGCGGTCGTCGGCACCCGGGGTGCCAGCGAGGACGGGCTCAAGCGCGCCGCGCGGATGGCTCGTGACCTGGTCAAGCACGACGTGGTGATCGTCAGCGGCCTTGCCAAAGGCATTGACACCGCAGCGCACACCGCGACGCTCGAGGCCGGCGGACGCACCGTGGCCGTGATGGGCACGGGAATCGCCGTCCGGGTGTACCCGGCGGAGAACCGGCCCCTGGCCAAGAAGATCGTCGAACAGGGCGGCGCGATCCTGTCCCAGTTCTGGCCCAAGAGCCCACCCGCGCGGTGGACGTTCCCCCGCAGGAACGTCGTCACCTCCGGCACCAGCATGGGCAGCGTCGTCATCGAGGCGTCCAGCACCTCAGGAGCGAAGATGCAGGCCAGGATCGCCGCAGAACACGGCAAGCAGGTGTTCCTGCTCCGCTCGCTGGCCGCAACACAGCCGTGGGCGGCGAAGATGATCGCCGACGGTCGCGCCGTTGAGGTCGCCGAATTGGACGACGTCATCAAGCGGCTTGGCCGCCCCGACCGTGTGCGGAAGGCCAGCCAGCAGCGCATCCAGTTAGCGTTGGCGGGTCTGTGAGCTACGAACTCCCTAAGCCGCTTGGCTTCCCTCGGTGCGCCTTATGCGTCTACCGCTTCAACGGCACGCCGCGGATCTGTAGCGACTGCGCGGGCAAGACACTCGAGCCGGTCCCAGACGATCACTGCCCGGTGTGTTCGCAGGCCCTCGCCCCAGGCTCATCCTGCTGGAACAATTTATGCCGGTGGGTGGAGGGCAAAGGGCGTCGCAAGCGGAGCATCACCAGGATCGACGCGGTGACTCAGCACACGGGACCGTTCCGTTCCAAGCTGTGGGACTTCAAGAACACCCATGGACACGAGATGTGGGGCGGGATCTTCGGGCGGCTGCTTGTCGGCTGGCTGGACAGCCACGCAGGCGCGGTGTCCGACATTGACATGATCGTCGGCAACCCCACCCACGCCGAGCGGAAACCGTTGCGGCACATAGAGGCGATCATGGCAGCGGCGTACACCGAGGACGCTCTCGAACGGTGGCCTTTCGCTGTTCCGGAGAAACCGGCGCTGGTGAAGACAATGCCGACTGCCGCGTCTAAGTCGGGATCCTTCTCCCAGAAGGAAGAAGCGGCGTGGGAGCACGTCATGGCGATCCAACGCAGCCAGACCGCCGACTTCACGGATAAGAAGGTCCTCCTGATAGACGACGTGTGCACCACCGGGCTCCAGCTGAACTACCTGGCGTACCGGCTCCTGGCCTTCGGGGCGACCGAGGTCCGGGCGCTGGTACTCGCGCGAGCTCCCTGGCGCAACTGAACGGCCTCAGCCGCCACGTCTCGGACACGCTGGTGCCCCGCCGTCCACAGCCGGCGGGGCACCAGCGATGATCTAAGTTTCAAAAACTGGCCCTCATTTGAGGCGCTCTTTTTGAAACCGCGTGTCTGGGGTCAGAGGCTCGGCAGTGCCGGTATCGCCTGGGCCAGCCACCACCCAGGCTCCGTCGTGAAGTGCGGTGCCGGATGCGTCTCCCACCAGGAGCGGACCGCCGTCGTGCGCACGGTCTCGCCGCTGCGCTTGTCGAGGTACTCCACCGGCCGCTGCCCGGTGAGCCTGACCGAGACACGGCCGCGTTTGCAGCCGTCCGGGTAGTCGTTCCAGTTCACCCCGGCCTCGGACCACAGCAGCTCCTGCATGCCGCCTGTGTTCACGCCGTGCAGCCGCTTGTGGGAGAAGTGGGCCTGCGCCGCCATCGAGATGCTGTTGCGGACCGCGTCGCGCTGCCGCCACAGGAAGTAGTTCGCCACCTCCACCGGATCGGACAACGTGAAGACCCGGGCGTCGAACAGCGCCCGCTTCCCCCGCCGCCGTTCGTTGAGGACGGCGGTGGCCAGCGACGCGGCGATGGTGACCTGTTTGGCGACGACGCCGCCGAACCACGGCTCGGTGCCGGCAGACGCGAAGTCAGTGAATAGGACGCTGACCTCGTCCGACTGTGTGTATGCGAAGCGCGCGCCGGAGATCTCCGCGCAGAGGGCTTCGGCGACGGCGTCCATGTCGGCCATGAACTCCTCGTCGAAGGGCCTGGCACAGCCGCGCAGGTAGGAGTGGAAGGCGCGGCCGTCGATACGGAGCAGGGTGTAAGTCCGGCGCGGGAGAACCGCCCGGTGAGCGGCCTCATAGCGCTTCATGCGATCGCCCAGCGCGGTCTTGTCGGTCGTGGTCGTGGGAGTCACCATCGGTCAGCTCTCCTCGGCGGTGGCAGGGGCGGCGGTTGGCGTGCGGGGACCGCCGCTGTACGGGACGGCGTGGCCAGCGGCGATGAGGTCGGCGTTCAAGCACGCCCCGTCAGCCGAGCGGACCGTGCCGAGATACCGGCCGTACTTCTCGCGTTTCGTCGTCTCCAGCAGGTACGGCCCGGGGTGCCCGGCGAGCCACGCCGCCGTGAATGCGGTTGCGGCGGCCCCTGCTGGGGTGTGCTTTTCGGGGGCGTCCAGGCCGGTGAGGCGGACCGTCTGCTCGACGCTCACGCTGAACCCGAGGTCGATGGCGAGCTGGAGCGTGTCCGCGTCGACTACGCGGATCAGCCGGGCGCGGTACTGGTACATCAGGCGTCCTTGGGGTAGTTGACGGTGCGACCGTCGAGTGCGGCGCGGATGCAGGCGATCGCGTGGGCTTGCGGGATGTCGCTGAGGCCGATGGTGGTGGACCAGCGGCTGGCGGTGGCCTCGGCGACCCGTAGACGCTGCTCGGCCTTCTCGGCCTTGGCCTTCCAGGTTTCGCGTCCGGCGGCGAGCTGCTTCATTCGCCGGTCCCGCACGGCGAGCACGGCGTCGAGCAGCGGTGCAGGACTGGCTGCGTCCGGGTCGTCGATGAGGAGTGAGTGGATCATGCGTAGCGCCGCCGCGCCTTGGACGCACAGCTCGTGCGTGGGGTCCACCGGGTGGCAGCAGATCCATTCGGCCGTGACGTGGTGCTTGGCCGCTTGCCACAGGAATGTCGCGTACTGCTCGCGCAGCCCGGCATCCGGGGCGGTCGTGCGTCGCGTCACCTTGCGCACCGGCGGGTTGCCGCTGGCGAGCAGCTCGTTGATCGCGGCGACGGTCTCCGGGGCCAGTGGTGCGTTCACCGCGTCCCGGTAGGCGTGATCGGCATCCGGGGCGCTGCCGTGGTCGGCGTGCTGCATGACCATGGCGAGGAGCCGCTCGCGGACACCGCAACCGTCAACCCGCGGAGCACCGACGGCCAGATCATCCGCGTACTCCCGCACGTCGGCGGCCAGCCCCTCGTAATCGGCTCGGAGCGCGTCGTGCTGGTCGGGATGCACGCACGCATCCGAATGCCCATCGCCCGGGACAGCCACCTCCACCGGCGTGCCCTCGGCCAGCATTTTGTCGAACTCGGCCTCGGTGACGTCCTCATCGTCGAGGATCCCGTCGAGCATGTCGCGCAGCACCGCGGCTTGTGCCCGGTCGAGGGTGATACCGCCTACCTCTCGGCCGTCGCCGTCCAGCCAGGGGATGCGCACGGTGTCGCCAGCAGCGTCGACGGTCTCCGCCCACGGGTATGCGGGCGGTTCGCTGTCCTCGGCGGGTAGCCCGTCCTCACCAACCAGCATGTGGCCGTGCTGGAGGTACCAGACGTCCGCGTACCCGAGCGTGCCGCCCTGGCAGGCCATCTGCGGCGGGCAGGACAGGGCGGCGCCAGGGCGGGCGAGGCAGAGGCACAGGTGCCAGTGGTTCGGGCCGTGATGGACGGGAGTCTGGCATTCGGTCCCGGGCAGGTGGTGCGGGTGCGAGCAGTTCGGGCAGGCGGTCTGATCGGTCACGGTCACTCCTGGTGGCTGGTGCGGGCAGTCGGGGTCGGTCTCCGGCGTGGCGTCGAGGAGCCGCCCGGGGTGCTCGTGCACGTAGGCGACGACGTTGCGGGGCAGGACGAGAGGCGGCCGAGTGACGTGCTTCTCGCCTGCCTCGAACACGGCCTCCACCTCGGCCGGGTCCTCGTCCGGCTCGTTGAAGGTCACCCGGCCGGAAGCGGACGCTGCAGGGGGCCCGGCCACCAGTTGCGGGCCCATCCCCGCAGCTGCTGTCCATTCGTCGGCGACGTCGGAGTAGGCGGCGAACTCTTCGCTCAAGCGCTTCGTCCTCTCCTTGATCACTTTGGCGGCACCGCCAAAGTGAAGCCCGCGCACGTGTTGCCGTATCCGGTCGTACTTCTGTTCGGTGGTGTGCCCGTCCCACTGGGCGCGCGGGTCGTCCGGCTCGACGCGCTCGACGTGCGCGAACAGGTCGGCGTCGCGAGGCGCGATGTGCCAGGACATCTGCTGGTCGTCGGCGGCGAGGTACACGATCTGCCAGCCCGGCTCGTCCACGTCGGGCGCGGGCGTGATCACGGCCGGGTAGACGGCGGCGAGCCAGGCGACAAGGTGCGCGCGCTCGCGGTACGCGGCGTCAAGCTGCTGCTCGGGCGTGGGGTCAGTCATCAGCTGGTCTCCTTGGGCTGTTCGAGGCGGGCGGGCAGGGTGATCTCGTCCAGGAGCAGCAGTCCGAGGCGCAGCGCGACGGTGGAGGCGTGCGTGCGGTCGGCAACGCCGAGCTTCCGGTAGGTCTTCGCGAGCAGCGAGTTGACCGTGTCCGGGCTGACGCCGAGCTGGCGGGCGATGGCCCGGTTGGTGTGACCGTTGGCCGCGAGGCGAAGGAACTGGAGCTCACGGCGGGTGACGGGGTACCGGGGCACGGCCGGGTTTCTGGGGCCGCGGTTGACGGCGGCGGGCGCGGTCATGCCGTCCACCGCCTCGTGGGTATGCCAGCGGCTTCCGCCAGGTCGGCGCAGCCCGTCGCACCCCGGCTGCTGTTGCGGATGAACGCGAGGCAGATGTCCGCGCCGAGGTCGACCATCGCCTTGTTCCGGAGCGGCCCGGCGGCACGCCCGTTCCCGCGCCAGCGCGCGGGGTGCATCTCCTCGGTCAGCCCGATGATCCTGTGGCGGACGGTCCAGCGGGAGGCGATGGCGTCTGCGCCGGTCGGGCACGCGCCGTGAACGATGACCGCGGGCACGTTCTGGTAGACGGCCATGGCGAGCGCGCTTTCGACGGTGAGCTCGTCGTCCCAGTCGCGGGAGCCGGTGACGAGGATCCGGTACGGCGCGGTCACCGCTGTGCCTCCTCGCCGAGGACGACGCGGGCGGCGGCCTTGGCCTCGTTTGAGGCGCTGCGGTGCCCGAACTCGGCGAGCGTGTACCGCTCCTGCCGCGCTTCACGCTCCAGCCAGTCGGCGACCGCCAGGCCTACGAGCGGGTGCATGGCGGCGATGTACGCGGCGTCGGAATCAGAGCCGGTCTCGCCATACTCGCCGGTCCAGGTGATCCAGTCAGCGTCGTTGACGCTGCCGACGCGGTGGCCGTAAGGGATCGAGGCGTCTGCAATCCACGGTCCTGGAGTAGTGGCGGTGGCGAGGGCGCGGAGTTTGTCGGCTGCGGCCTGGAGCAGCTCGGCGGCGGTACGGGTGTCGGTCATCTGTGGGTCTCCGTGGGCGTGTGGCGGGTTTTCAGGTGGCGGGTGGGGGGATTCGTCGCACTGGGGCGTCAGAGGCGCTCAGGCGGGCGTACACGCGTTCTGCGCATGCGGGTCCTTCGGGTTTGGTTGCGGATCAGGCGGCGTCTTGGGCGGTTCGGTCCTCGGAGCGCCAGCGGTGGACGGTCCGCGGAGCGACGCAGACGATGCGGGCGATCTCAGCGGCCGGCAGTCCGATGGCGGTGAGCCGACGGGCGATGCGGCGCTGTTCGAGGCGAGTGAGCCCTCCGACGGCGCGGCGTTCACGGACGACGGTGTCGATGTCGTGGTCGTCTGCGGTCTGGTCGCCGTGGTGGGGGTCGCCGTGGCGGCGGATGCGGTTGTTGTGCATGTGGCAGACGCTGCGTCTGGGGGCCGCGGGTTTGGTGCAGTCGCGGATGCGGCAGGGGCGGGCGGTCATGACGCGGTCCTCCGGTTGTCGGGCTGGGTGTTCCAGGCGTCGCGTCGGGCGTCGTGGCTGGCGACGGCGAGTTTCCGTCCGCGGGGTGTGGTGCAGCGTTGACCGGCGGGGGCGTGGCACCAGGGACAGCGGATGGCCCACTCCGGCGGCTTCGTCATGAGGCGGTGGTCTCGCGGAGCCGCTGCTGGAACTGCTCCAGCTCGGCACGTTCTTCGTCGCCCAGGTGATTGAGGCGGTCGCGTGCGGCAGCTCGGCGGCGCTCGGTCTCCGCGGCTTCGGCTTCCGGGTTGCTGCCGTCGCGGCGGGCGGCGTGCGGTGCCCGCTCGGTTCCGCCGGGAGTGCGGCACGGTCGGCCGATGGGGGCGCGGCAGTTGGGGCACTCGGTGCCGAGTGGGCCGGGCCGCTTCACCGCGGCGACTTCGGGCGGGATTTGGCGTCCGATGCCGGCGACGAGTTCTGCGACGGGGCGGCGGCGCATGGGCAGGCCCTCGGCTGCGCGTACGCGCTGGGTGCGGATTGCGGCGAGGTAGGCGGTCACGTCGTCCGGGTCGGCGTCGGGGATGTCGGCCGACAAGCCGGGGCCTTGGTAGTCGGCGGCGGTGTCGGCGCGCATCTTGATGACGGCCTGCCGGATGTCGGCGGGCATGATCCAGCGGGTTTCGGTGGCGTAGTGGGCGGCGACGGCCTGGCGGGCAGCGTCGTAGTCGATGTCGGCGAGGACTGCCTGCCAGGCGAGGACGTCGGCTTTGCCGACGGTGCGCCGGTCGAAGGCGGCGCAGAAGCCGAGGAGTTCGGCGGTCTCGGACGGTGTCACTGGTCGTTCCCTTCGAGGGCGCGGAATTCGGCGGCGAGTTGGAGTGCGGCGTTGACGCGCTGGTCTGTGGTGGAGGGGCGGCGTCCGGCGAGGGGGACGACGTTCTCGGCTCCGGCTGCGACAGGCATCTGGGGTGCGCCGTACTTGATGAGGTGCTGGTTTCCGTCGGCCATCCACCGCTTCCAGGCCTCGTACCAGTTGCGCTTACGGGTCTGTTCGCCGCGGTGGTGGGAGATGAACTTGCGGGTCTCGTGGTCGACGTCGACGCGGGGGTAGGTGTTGCGGGCCCAGCTGCGCATCGTGTCGGTGAGCGCGAAGTCGTCGGGGATCTCGGTGAGAGGGGGGCGGCCGTCAGGCCGTTGGCCGTTGCCGGTGGGGCGGGTGGGGTTGCTGACGGCCTCAGCCCTCTCTTGGTTCATCTGACGGTTAGTGGGTGGTTCAACTGATGGTTTGGCGGACGTGGACGTCCCCCCGTTTGTGACGTGGACGTCCCCCCGCTGTGACGTCCACGTCCCCCCGTTCGTGACGTCCACGTCCGCCCGGACGTCCACGTCCGCCCGGACGTCCACGTCCGCCCGCTCGGGGGTCGATTCGGTATCTGACCTGTTCTTTTTCGCTTGGCGTGTGGCGCGGCCCCGCTCGCGGGAGGACACCAGCGTCCGGGCGGACGCCCGCGTCCCCTCGTCGTCGCTTGCGCGGCCACCGGGAACGGTGCGTTCCATGGCGAGGTCGTAGACCTCGGGACGCTTGTCGACGGGGAGGTGGGCGACCCTTGCCGGGTTGCCGGGCCGGATGAGCTTGAGCTCTTCGAGTTGACGGAGATCCCGGCGAACGGACCGCTCTGACTTGCAGGCGTACGCGGCGAGCTTGGCCAGGGATGGATATGCCCCCCGCCCCTTGGGGTCGGCGTGGTTCGCCAGCCCGGCCAGCGTGGCGACGAGCTGCGCCGGCATGGGTGGCGCGAGCTCGATTGCCCACTTCATGGCATCGGTGCTCAACGGTCCTTCTCTCGGTCGTTCCGATTAGGGCATGACTAATAAACCCCCAGTTCAGGGTGGCTTTGCCGGGGCGTCTGATGTCTCTGATTCTACCCTGGGGTGTATAGGCACCCGCAATACGCTGGCAGTGCCGGCAGGTCGGCAAGGGTGTATGTCGACTGAATAGTCAGCTACTCTTTCGGCATGACGACGAAGGGAACGCCCGGCCGCATGATCCGCGTGGACGAAGAGGCGTGGGCGGCGTACGGCGAGGTGTGCGACGCCAAGGGCCTGTCGCGTGCCGCCGACCTGCGCGTCTACATCAAGCGCGAGATCGCCGCGTACCGGCGCCGACAACGCGCCGAGTCCGCCGACTCCTGACGCGCCGCCGCGGGCGGGCAGCACACAGCCACCCGACCCACGACACCCCAAACGCCCGGTCACGCCGCCTCGTCGCTCGCGAGGTAGTCGTACATGTCGACACCGAGTCGGCCGCACGCATCGGCTGGACCGGTGGACTCCGGCGCGCGCAGCTTGAGGGCAAGTAGCTTCTTGCAGATCCCGACCGTGATGCGGTCGGAGGCAATCCGCCCTTGCGCACCCTCCAGGACGCCGACCAGCTCGCCCCACGTCATCTCGACATACAGGGCCTGCTGGTGATACGCCGCACCCGTCTCCGCGTCCCGGCGAACCACACCCATCACCGCGGACCGCTTGACGATCACGGACTGGTTATTGACTTCCATCGGGGTGCGGACCTTGTCCCACCGCTTGAAGCGCGAGACGTGCCCCGTGCGCGCGTCGTCGTCAATGACGTACCCGGCCCAGGTCCGGCCGGCCTGTACGGCGTCGACGAGCAGGCGGTGCATGCGGTCACCGATCTCGCCGGACGGGCGACGTCGACCGTCCGCGTCGTATCCCGCTTCGTAGAGCAGGGCGTCGTACTCTGCGCGCTCCTCGGTTGAAAGCATCCTGCGGTCCATCAGTTCGCCTTTCCGACGACGCGCAGGCCGCGCGGTCGCCTTGCTTCTGCGGCATCGAGCCACGCCATCAGGGAGTCCCGAAGCCGGGTCATCGCGTCCCAGAGGTCTTCGTCGGCGACGTCTGCGGCTCGGTCGACGTCGAGGAGGGGGAGGCCGTCATTGGTGGCCTTGATCGCCTTCCACATGGCGGAGCGAAGCCGGGCGTTCTTGATCTCCGGGTCTTCCTCGACGTGTTGCGCGAGGGCGTCGGCCACCTTCGTGTGCGCCCGGTCGACGGCGGCCCCGGTGACCTTGACCTCCGCGAGCACCTCGCGGGCGATCTCGCGTACGGGCTCAGGCACGGGGATCTCAGCCTTGCCCTGGCGGACCATGCCCCGCTCGGCGGCGTCCCGGATCTTGTCGACCTTGTCGAGGGTGCTGCCGGAGTAGCCGGTGCCGACGGCGGCGACCTTGCGGGTGGCACGATCGGCGGGCTTAGCTTCGTCCAAGTTGGACGAAGCTTTCGGATGCCCTTTGCCGAATTCCTTACCCGCGTCTGCTTTTCGCTCCTCGGCCTTGGGTGCAAGCACCTGCGCCCGCCGCTCGCGCGCCCTGCTGGCCTCGTACGGCGTCAGCGGCTTGCGGCAGGTGTTCTCGTCAGCCTCACCGCGCAGGACGTCGGCGGCTGTCGCGAGGTCGACGACTGTCACCGGGACCTCGGCCCAGCCAAGTTCGGTGACGGCGGCCAGTCGGCGGCCCCCTGCGACGAGCTCGCCGCTTGCGGTGATGACGACGGGGTGCATGAGGCCGACGGCGGTTATGGAGTCCGCGAGTTGCCGGATGTCGCCGAGGTCCGAGCGGTCCCGCTCGCCTACCTTGATGTGTTCAATCGGCTTCTTCATCTGGATCCTTTCTGTTGGCCGGGCAGGTGGCCCGGTGGGTATCGCGGACGGCGGCGGCGAAAGCGGGTACTTGGTCGCCGCTGGCGGAGGCGATCCATCCGCACCGGCCGCAGCGGTAGTCGGCAGTGGGGAGGCGGAGCCAGGTGCCGGCCGCCCGGGACCGCTGGCCACAGTCGATGTGGAGGCCGGGGAGGTCCGCAGGCGGCCAGCCGGTCATGCGACGGCTTGGCGGGTCGGCGGCCGGGCGCGGGCGGTCATCTCGCCACCGCAGGTATGACCGTGGGCCAGCGGACGTTGTCCAGCGCGCGGCGCTGCTCGCGCGGCAGTTCGACCAGTGGGTATCCCAGCCAGTCCAGGCCCATCGCGGCGAGCGTCGCCGCGTCGGAGGCGTCGTACCGGCCGCCGCCCTCGCACCAGATGCCGAGCCGCTCAGTGACGAAGGTGTGGACCATGCCCTTCGCGACGCGGGCCCGCTTCTCCTTCGGGTGGTCTTTGGCGGGGAAGGCGTGGCCGGTGGCGTAGATGGTGCGGGCGTGAGGGGTGGCGACGGCGTAGGGGATGTTCTTGCGCCAGAGGCCGTGGGTGAGGATCCACCAGAGGCCAGCGAGTTCGTGCTGGCCGGGCAGCATTTTGGAGCCGTAGGAGGGGCCTTCGATGACGACGAGGTCGGCGGCTTTGGCGCGGTCGAGGACTTCGGTGCGGAGCCATTCGATGCGGGCGTGGCCCTTGTCGTCGTGTTTCCAGCGGAGGGCGTCGGCGGTGTCGGGGGTGGCGATGCCGAGGCTGGTGAGGCTGCTGTCTATGCCGATGACGAGGGGCCGTGGCCCGGCTGCCGTGGTGGCGGCCGGGACGGTCTGGTCGAACAGGGTCGGGGCGGTCACTGCTCCCCCTTAGCGTTGAGGCCGAGGGCGTCGAGGAGCTGCTGCTCGTCGGACGGGTCGGTGGCGTGGCGGTGTACGAGGTGGGCGGCTGCGGCCTTCTCGGCCGCGGTGTTGCGGCGGGCGGCGGTGACCGCGCGGCGGAGGTGGTCATTGGCCATGGCTGGTCACCGCCTCGGCGGGTCGGGTGGTGGCGCACTGGACGCGGCTGGCGATGTTCGCGTCGGTGGGGTTGAAGTCGGCCTCGAAGGTGGCGCGTTCCGGGTGCGGGGCGTAGCGGGCGCGCAGGGCCTGGAGGCGGACGGTGACGGCCCACGCGGTGATGGCGGTGACGACGAACCCGGCGAGCGCGGTGACAGCGGTGGCGATCACGACGCGGCCTCCCCCGCCTTCGACTGCGCGGGCGGCGTGGGCTTGGGCTTGTCCGGGCGGCGGTCCTTACAACCGGTCCAGGTCATGCGCCACCTGCCTGGATGCGCTCCTGGCCGATACGGAAGAGGAACGCGCCGAGCGGCTCCTCATCGCCGGTCTCGTTGACGACCCTCGTGTCGTACAGGCCGATCTGCTTGATCTCGTAGTTGATCTGCGCGAGGCGCTGCCGGGACGTGCCGGGTTCCAAAATCTCGTCCCGATAAGAGGCAGCGGTCCGCGGAGGTGCCTCGCCGCGTTCGATGTTCGACTCGTCGCTGTCCGGCGCGCCCGTGGGTATAAGCCCGCCGACGAGGAGGACGACGCGCTGCGCGATCGTCTGCGCCTTCGCGGTGCCCTTGTCTGCGTAGTCGAGGGACTCGCCCTCGGACTCCATCTCGAAGAAGTCGCCGCGTGGCCCATACACCCGCCACGTCACCTTCGTGGTGGCCTCGCGCATCGGCGTGCCCTTGCCGCTCTTGGCGTCCCGGTGCGCAGGAGTAACACGATGCGGGATGACGGACACGCCGTGCTTCAGCGTGATCGGGCCAAAGGCCGCGACGGTGCGCTCGTAGCCACGGAAGTCGTACTTCTTCTTTCCGTTCTCGACGTAGGCGTCGCCCTTGCCGATGAAGGCGATGTCACGACGGACCCTGAGCCATGCGATGTGGACGGGGATGTCGGCCCAGTCCTCTCCCTCGGCGGGGACATAGCCGGAGAGGTCGGGCAGGGGCTCGGCTGCGAAGCTGCGAGCATCGCTCTCGGTGTCGGACGGAGCCTGTTCGGCGCGGCCAGCAGCAGCGGCGGCCCGCTCAGCGATCGTGGTCATGCGTTGTGCTCCTCACGGACAGAGCGGGGAATGTTGATCTGGCGGTACGACCGGTCTTCGACGCAGTCGGCGTAGGCGTCGGGCCAGCGCTCGGCGAGCCGCTTGGTGTCCGTCCACTCCTTGGAGCGTTCGTCGAGGGACACGAAGACCCGGTCCAGCACGGTGGCGGCCTCGGCTCCGGCGAGCCCGGCGAGGATCCGGGCCTTCGCTGCCTTCTTCCGCTTCTCGGCGGCCGTCAGGTCGTTGTGGGCGTCGAGGTAGTCGGCGACGGCGTCCTGCGTGTCGACGTCGCGGGTGATGTCGACCGTGCCCGCGCGGTCCGGGTGGAGGCGGCCGTACAGGTCGAGGAGGACGTCCGGGTCGGCGTCGTGCGCGAGAACCGGCGGGCGGCGTTCGGTGATCTGCCGCCAGGCACGGGCCCCGACCTCACGGAGGTCAGTGATCAGATCGGGATGATCGGCTACGCGGACGACGAACTGCCGGTAGTCGTTGCCGCCGATCCGCACCGCAGCATGAATGTGGTCGAAGCCGCACACGTCGGCCTGCCATAGGGTCTGCGCGAGGACGTCGTCGGCGACGCCCTTGCGGAACTGCCCGGCCTTCATCTTGTCGCGGCATTTGATCTCGACGGCGCATTTCTCGTGGCCGTCGGCGAGAGGGCATTCGAGGACGCGGCGGTCGAGGGTGCACATCTGCCAGGGCCGGTCGATGTTGGCGACGAGGCCGACGCGCCAGACGACGGAGCGGTTACGGCGGGCCCACTCGCGGGCGATTCCTTCCTCGTCGATTCGCCCCCACAGGGCTGGTTCGGAGTCGTCGCTTTCGAGAGGGAGTCCGCCGGTTTTGTCGTGGTAGACGGAGAGGGCGTTGCCGTGGCGGCTGATGCCGAGGATGGCGGCGATGTCGGAGGAGCCGATGCCGTCTCGGCGGGCGGTGAGCCACGCTTCGCGGTCGGCGTCGGCGGGGAGGATGAGGCGGCCGGCGGGGGTGACCCGCCGACCGGCGGCCGGGGCCGTGGTGGCCCCGGCGCGCGCGGTATTCGTCATTCGTCGGCCTCCTCGTCGTACGCGGAGGCGACCGTCAGCGCAGTGACGACGTAGCCGGTGGGGTACTCCTCCTCGTCGACTGCGGCGACCAGCTCGGCGACGCCGTCCTCCTCGTCCTCGATCCAGTCGAGGGAGACTGAGGGCAGTTCACGGCGGACGTGCGTCTCGCAGTGGGCGCGGGCGGCGGCCGGGGTGGTGTAGTGGCCGAGGGGGGTCTGCTCGTGCTCGTACGCGGCGCGGTAGATGACCAGCTCGGCGGGTTCGCCGTCGGCCGTGTCCTTCTCCGCCTCGTCGGCCATGCGGCGCAGCATCTTGGCGTTGGTGTTCAGATCGCTGCCAGCGTGCTTGGCCACCGCATCAGCGGCCTCGCGCAGCACCTCGGCGCGGTGGGCGTCGAGGTACTCGTCCAGCCGGTACGAAGTGCGGCCACTTTCGAAGAGGCGGTGGATGTCATCCCGGGCGCTCATGCGGCACCTCGTTCCGCGCGAGCCGGGTTGAACCGCGACAGCCCCGCGATCACCGCGTCCAACTCGGCCCGCATCCGCAGCGCGTCCTCCAGGCTGATCGCGATCTGCGCGGGCGGCATGCACCCCGCTTCCTCGACCGCGTCGACCAGGGAGTCCAGTTCCTCCGGCGACGGATCGCCGCCCGCCGCGTCGGCGAGGTCCTCCAGGGCGGCGGTGATGTCGTCCGCTCCGCCGGTCTCCCGCCACGCCGCACCAAGGGCCAGAGTCCCGCCGCGGCGGATTGCGTCGACACGGAGGACGCCAGCGGCCCAGGTGGCATCGAGAGTGAATGAGAGTTGAGGCTTGGTCGATTCGTTCATCGGAATTCCCCCAGGGTGGTGATGTGAGCGGTGCGGCGGGCGAGCATGCGCGCTTTGATCTGCGCGTTCGTGGGCCGTTCCCAGCGGTGCATGCCGACGGTCGGATGCCACCTGAGACCGTGGTAGGACTCCTCGTTGCCGCACCGGCTGCAGGAGTACGGGGCTGGGATGCTGGTCATCGGCGGTCTCCCCGGCGGGAGTCGACGCCCAGCGCGGCCAGCAGCAAGGCCGCTGCCGCCGCGTCCCAGAACAGGGCGTCCGCCCAGTGCCCGACAGCGACCCCGTACGGGTCGGCCACCTCGACCGCGCCGAGCACGATCCACACGGCGAAGCCCACGACCAGAGCGATCAGCAGGGCGATCACGACGCACCGCCCGGCGCGGGATGCGCGACCCCCGGCAGCGGGACGCAGGTGTCGCCGTCCGCGTCGAGGAAGTGCCGCTGCTCGGCGTGTGGCCCGTCCGTGAGGGGCTGGGCCAGCTGCAACGCGTCCAGGCGGGCGGCGAGCGCATGATCCGCAGCGCTGTACGGGCTGGGCTCGGCTTCGCGCTCTGACGACAACCCGCTCATACCGCACCGCCCAGCGGCTTCCGCACCAGCGGACCGAACCACGCCTCGACCAGCCGGTCCGTCCACGGGAACGACTCGCCCTCGCCCCGATCCTCCGGGTTCAGCGGCTCGTCGCAGGCCAGCAGCACGTCGCCGTCCACGGTGTGGCCCACGGGCCGCCACTCTTCGCCGTTGCGGTCCACGAACAGGCTGTCCGACGGGGGAAGGGGAACCGGGATGGTCTGGTCGAACCGGCCGTAGCTGGGAAGATCCGTAGGCGCGACACTCATGCCACACCGCCGATCGCAGCGCGCATCTCCGCCTGCCGCTTGCCGATCCGCATCTGCACGAACGCCAGACCACGCGGCGTGACGTGCAGCGTGTAATGCGCGCACGAACCCCACGTGTGCTCGACGACCTTCTCCACCGCGTTGAAGCAGTCCGCGTGCGCCGCATAAAAGTCGTATTGCGTCGTCCCGCAAGTCGCCTGACGGCGGTAGACGAGCCTCTCGTCGAGGAGGAAGTGCCGCAGCTGTTTCTCGGTCCAGCCGATGGCCTTCGCCGCCTGCCGTACCAGCAGGTCGCCGTCCTGCGCGGCCATCAGCGTGTCGTGAGCGAGTGCCTTCGGCTCCAGCTCCTTGATGCGCTCGTCTGCGTCGACCAGCTGCCGGGCCGTCTCCGTCAACCGCTCGGCCAGTGCGAGGACGCCCTGCGGCGTCGTCAGATCCGGCAACGCGGGCGCGGCAGGGGCCACCGAGTACGAGCCGGTCCGGCGAATCGCTGGGATCACTTCGTGGGTGACCCAGCGGCGGAACGGCTTCACCTTCGGCGAGCGACTGATGAGCATCAGGCCGTACACGCCCGACTCGTTCACCAGGAGCATGTTCTGTCGGCCGCCGGGGGTGTCCACGACGGCGGACGCCCTTTCGTCCTTGTCGAGCTGGGCGATGGCGTCGCGGTACTTGCTGATGCCGACGGCGTCGCATGCGTCGCGGCCGACGAACCAGGGTTCGCCGTCGATCGTCACCGTCCGGACCGGCTGGCCGGTCTCCGGGAAGGTGAATGGGATGATGGTCTTCAAGGTGTTCCACTTCCTTCTGTGTTTTCAGTGGGGTGCCGGGGGTCGCCTCTGCCTGGCAGTAAGGGGCGGCCCCGACTTCGTTTCTCAGGCGGCGGCGAGTGTCGACATCCGGCGGCGGCGCAGCCGGGCGGCGCTCGGTCGCGGCTTCTTGCGGGTGGTGGCCGCGTCGAGGGCGATCTGCGCGATGACGGCGAGCTCGGACTCGCTGAACATCAGCTGGTTGGCCATGTAGCGGCCGGGGAACTTCCGGCCCTTGCTGCCGTCCTCGGGGCGGTTGAAGCCGTCGCGCAGCCACTTCTCGCCCTTCTTGCCGTCCGCCTCGGGCTCGCGGAGTCCAAGGCGGACGGCGGCCTGAGAGACGTTGTAGAAGCGCTCCAGGACGGGTTCACCCCGGGTCGTCCCCCGGGTGCTGGTGGGCGGTGTCTTCGTGGTGGCCATCGGTGTCCTTTCCGTGCTGGTCCTCGGGTGAGGTGAGGAGTTGGCGGTCGCGGGGCTTGATGCGTAGAGCGGCGCGTAGTCCCGCGTAGGTGGGGGGCCGCATGTGGCGTTTGAGGCCGAGTTCGATCTGCGCCAGGTAGGGGCGGGAGATCGAGGCGGCTTCGGCGCACGTGTTTTGAGTCATGCCGAGCTCCATACGGCGTCTGCGTATGGCGTCACCGTCCACCTGGAAGGTGGCTGGGGGTCTCTCCATGGGGAGACACTAGCGCAGGTTTCTAGAGGTTTCTAGAGGAGTCGAGAGATTACTTCTCGTGGTCTACAGATAGCTCTAGATACTCCTAGGGATGTCACATTAAGAAGGGGACACCTTCGGATCAAAAAATGATGTGTTTCTGGCGGTTACTGGAGGTTGCTGTCACCATGAGCGCATGGCCCTCCCCAGCGACGAAACCACTCGACACCTGCGGAAACTCGCGACCTTGGTCGTCCAGCAGCGAGTCGCGCTGGGCTTTCCCAGCAAGGAAGCCGCAGCCGAGGCGTGCGGCATCTCGCACATGACGTATCGGAAGATCGAGGGCGGGCAGTCCGTCCGGGATGCCACCTATGCCAAGTTGGAGATCGGCTTCAGGTTCCGACCCGGCTCTTGCAAGGCCGTCGCCGACGGCGTCGCGGACTCCATCACCCTGGAGGACGGCAGTGAGCTGATCGACGGCGGAAAGATCACGCGCTTCAATCGGGGGCACCTCGAAGAGGAGCTGCGGGGTGCGATCACGAAGTCGGTCATGCTGACAGCCCCAGATCTCACGCTGCGCCAGGTGGAGGCGATGAATGAACGGGTCGTGGAGGAACTGCGGAAGCGCGGGCTGTTGCCGTAGTGGCTCAAACTGGGGCTGAACTGACACCGTCTCGCGTGCAGCTATTTCACCGTTACCGGATCGTGACATCGACTAGGTGTCGATCCGTCAACAATCTCTATCCGCAAGGGGATTCGGCGTGTGACGCTGACAGTTCACCTGGGGGGTTCTCCGCAGCACGAGCAAAGGGGAACCCATATGGCAACGATCATCAAGTACGACGAGCCGGGCTTCATGGGGAGCATGGTCGAAGTACGCGGCAAGATCGTTTGCATCCTGGCCCCGGCCGCCATGGCCGACCGCGCAATACAGGCGCGCCTTCGGCGGGCGTTCCGGGGGCAGGGGGTCGACTGTAGTGCGTGCGCTCAATGCCCCGTCGGGAAGGCGCGGTAGATGAGGCAGTCGGTGCGGAGGCCGACGCACCCTTGTGCTGCCGGCCTCCGCATTAACCAACGACTCAGCATGGGGGGATGACGCATGCCCTACGTGGAGGCGCGCGGCAACTCGGTCCGCGTCAAATGGTGGGGCGGCGAGTACAAGCTCGGGCCCGACGGGAAGCCGACGAAGGCGAAGAGGTACGAATCGGCCTCCGGCCCCGCGCCCGGCGTCAAGTTCCAGGATGAGGACGAGGCGTATACGTACGGCCTGGACCGCGAATACGAGGTTCGCCACAACAAGGCCGTGCCGCGGGCGAACTCGGCCACGCTCATGGGCGAGTACGTGTGGATGTGGTTCGAGGCGGCCGACCTCAGGACGAACTCCGAGAAGACCTACCGGTCGATGCTGAAAGCGGTCGTCGAGCCGTACTGGGGGCAGCGGCCGGTCGGCGACATAACGCCGCTGGAATACGACTTCTGGAAGAAGCAGGTCAAGAAGAGGTACTCGGTCAACTACGCGGGCCAGCTCCTCGGCCTCTTCCGCATGCTCATGGAAGACGCCGTCCTCAAGTACAGGATGCGCACCGAGTCGCCCATCATCGAGCAGCGCCGCCGCGGCCGGTACGTGAAGAAGCAGACCCGTCGGGTGAAGCGGGAGTTGCCCATCGCAGACGTGCATCAGCTCGCCTCGAACGCCCACCACGTGTGGGGGTACGCGGGCTGGACCTACATCTGGACCATCGCGTTCACCGGCATGCGGCCCCCGGGCGAGATGTACGGCCTCCAGCGCGGGTTCTCCTCGCCCAGCTGGCCAGCAGCCGACCCGGTCCGTGAGCGCCGGGAGCAGGCTCAGGAGCGCTACCGGACCGGGCTGCGCGCGCTGCGGGTGCAGCACCAGCTGTACTACGCGGAGAGCAGGCCGACGCTGGCCGGTCCGAAGTACGACTCGTACCGAACGCTGGTGATCCCGCCCTTCCTGCACCACATGCACGACGCGCTGCTGCGGTCTCACGACCGGCCTTGGGTATTCATCTCCAAGACAGGCAAACCGCTGCTGGGCACGCAGTTCGCCCGGGACTACTGGCACCCGATGCGGGACGGCTCGCCTGAGCGGAAGGGCCGGAAGGGCCTGGAGCGGCCGGAGCTGAAGCCGGTGGAGGCGATGGCGGGTCAAGACATCTACCGGCTGCGGCATTGGCACCGGGAGCTCCTGGACGAGCCGGGCGCGGACATCGCGACGGTGGCGGCGGAGGCCCGGATGGGGCATGAGATGCCGGGCATGGAGGGCGTTTACAGCAAGGTGACGATCTCCATGGAGGAGCGTATCGTCGAGTATCTGCAGGGGGTTTGGGAGAAATTCCTCGCGTCGGGTCCGTGGATCCCACCCTTTCCCACAGCTCTCCCAGTTGATCTTTCTGAGGGCACGTTTCCGCAGCTCAGCGGGCTTCCCGTCCTTGGTGAGATTTGATCAGGTCCATCAATGCGCGACAAATTCTGTAGGCCACCTCTATTCGCGGCTCACCAGCAGGTCGGAGGCTCCATCCAGGGCTTTTACCTGCGTCGATGCGCTTTCCCCATGGGAGCGTTTCTAGACGTAACCTAGAGGTAGCTAGATGCAACTAGACGTTACTCAAGGTTGCCGCCATTGATCATCTCCCAGGTTTCTCCCATGGGAAAGGCGAAAGGCCCCCGCGAGATGCGAGGGCCTTCCTATGCCGTCACCGGCCAGCGGCAGGACAGGGGCTCCACCTGGGGGGCGGGTCCATGCCCCTACCCTGACCGCCATGGCCGATGACGGCGGTCTGAAAATGACACGGGCATACTGCAGGAGTCGCCCGGACCGCAGTTGTGCCCGACTACGGCTGGCCGCTAAACGGTCGCCAGACATCGTGACACTCCCATGGCTGCCTTGTGATGGATCCGTGACCGAGGGCCCCGGTTGTCCGCGACAGGGGTACGGGCAACCGGGGCTGGGCCCGCTCCGACCGCGGGCCCCCACTCCGCCCGGGGGTGGCGAAGTGTCGTAGGGGGCTCGCACAGCCAGAGCGGGAGTCTCATCGACGCGGCCCCTCGAGGCGGTTCTTCGGCTCGCACTTCGGGCACTCGCACGGCGGGAACACACCGGTCATTATCGGGTGGTCATCAGCCGGAACCCTCGTCGACTCCTTGACCGTGGTCCGCTCCCCGGTGACGGGGTTGACCCGGTACACGGCGATGGTCAGCCCGTGGGGGTCGCTCATCGCTGACGCTCCCGCTGCGTCCACTCCTCGCGCCGCTCCTCGGCGTTGAGTACGTACGGGCGTACGAGGAGCGACGTCTCGCCGTCTATCACCGCGGCCGCGGAACGGCGGCGTGCAGCTCGGGCGGCACGGGCAGCGCGAACCGCAGGCAGGTGCGGCGGCTTCCACGCAGGTCTCACTCGTTCGGGGTATTCGGCGGTAGGGTTCGCCATGTCGACCTGCTCTCTCAGGTTGGCCGCACCCCCGGACATGGCCGTCGCGGGGGTTTTCACATTGAGCATCGGGCCGCTGAGACTGTGGCGGCAGCGTGTGACAACCACCACCGTGGTTACCGGATTCACACCCTGTGTGAACTGTCTGTCGTTACGCTTCACACACAACGCAAAGCGGGGATTCTCATGGAACCCAACACTCTTCTTGACGCCCTCCTCGACGAGGCAGGCATGTCTCATGCCGGACTGGCGTCGCGCATCAACAGGGCAACCAAGAGCAGCTCGAAAACCACGCGGTACGACCATGCGTCGGTCGGCCGTTGGCTGAAGGGTCAACGCCCGCGAGGCCAAATCGCCGAACTGATCTGCGTCATCCTCTCCGAGAAGCTGAACCGCCAGCTCGCCCTCGAGGACATCGGCATGGGCACCCTGGGCTCAACAGGCTCTCCAGCCGCACCGCTCGACGGATTCATCGAGCGCTCAACCGCACTTTGGCGAGGAGACCAACAGGGCCGAACCGACGTCCAGCAGGCCCCCGTGATCACTGGCCTGCGCGCCGTCGGGCCTGTCTGGGAATGGGAAAACCCACCGGACGATGTGAACGTCTCACGCGCCGGTACGCCCCACGTGGGGCTCAGCGACGTCGAAGTGCTGCGCACAGCCAGGCGGCACTACGAGCAGATGTACCGCAGGGCTGGCGGAGTCGCAACGAAAGACCGCATCGTCCGGTTCTTGAACCTGGAGGCATCACCACGCCTTCGCGGCTCCTACGCGGATGTCACAGGTCGGGAACTCCACCGCGCTGTCGGTGGACTCGCCGCCGTCGCCGGCATTTGCGCGTACGACTCCGACGTTCAGGGCCTCGCGCAACGCTACTTCCACCAGTCGCTCCGCCTAGCCAAGGCCAGCGGGGATCGCGGGTTCGGCGGGTACGTCATGGCCTTGCTGGTGAATCAGTCCATCTTCATGCGGGACTACCGGCAGGCGGTGGCCTTCGCCGAGTCGGGGCTGCGCACCGCGGGAAGCCACATCTCGCAGGCGCTCGCCACCGACCTGTACTCGATGCAAGCGAAGGCGTACGCGCGCATGGGAGATCAGCACAGTGCCCACCGCTGCATGAGCCTGGCCGAGACCGCCGCAGGGCGAATCCGCCGCGAGGAGGAACCCGATGAGCTGGGCTACGTTCAGCCTGGCCTCGTCGAGGCGCAGCTAGCCGAAGCCTGCATGAGCCTAGGCGACATGGCACCAGCACAGGAGTACGCCGTCGAAGCCGTGCGCACCCAGGCTCATGCCCGCGGGCGCGTACATCGCCTGGCGACGCTGACTAACGTCGAACTGCGCAGCGGCGAAGCAGAGCGCGCAGCAGCGGCGGCCGTCGAGATGGTGGATCTCGCGCAGGGCATGGAATCGCGGCGGCTCCGGGACCGCTTCGTGTCCACCCGTGCGGCCCTGGTTGAGCACGACTCTGCTGTCACCGCGGACGCAGCAGAGAAGATCGATGAGACCCTCCGCGTGCCCCTGCCCTAGTCTGACCCGACAGGCGACGGAGGGTAGGCCCATGCAGTGGAAGAACCTCGGCGAGCACACGGTGTACGAAAACCCGTGGTTGCGGGTGAATCTTGCCGACGTCGAGTTGCCCGGCGGCCGGCACCTCGACCACTTCCTGTTGCGGCAGCGGCCGGTAGCCCTGGCCACGGCGGTGAACGACGACAACGAGGTGCTGCTGCTGTGGCGGCACCGGTTCATCCCTGACTCATGGGGCTGGGAGATCGCCGCGGGTGTCGTCGAGGAGGGGGAAGACTTCGAGGCCGCGGCGGCGCGCGAGATGCTGGAGGAAACGGGCTGGCGGCCGGGGCCGCTTTCGCACCTGCTCACGGTGGAGCCGTCGAACGGATTGTCCGATGCCCAGCACCACGTCTACTACTCGGAGAGCGCCGAATACGTCGGCCATCCGGAGGATGATTTCGAGTCCAGCCGCCGCGAGTGGGTGTCCCTGAAGGCGGTGCCCGACTTGATCGCACGCGGCGAGATCCGCTCAGCGAACGCCGTCGCGGCGCTGCTCATGCTTCACTACCTGCGTCTGGGCTGACAGGCCCGTACGCTTGTTCGCGTGTCCGAGTCCCCGCGTATAGATGCGGCTGCCGCGAACGAGGTGATACGCGGCTTCCTCCTGTCGCGCGCCGGTCGGACGCTGACGCCGGCAGAGTGGGCGGAGTACGAGCGGCTCCGCGGCGCATACCTGGCCGCAGTGCGGGGAGCACGGCAGCCCGCGCGGTAGCCGCCGCACACGACGAAGAGCCCACCGCCCGGCGCGCGGCAGTGGCGGTGGACGGTTTCGTCACTTCTTGCGAGACGATCCCTCGCGGGCGGGGCGTTCTCGCTAGAGTGCGGGCCCTGATCTACCGTGGGGGTATATATGGGCTGGCGTTGTCGGGGAGGTGCCTTATGGGGACCGAGCTGGACGTGACCCTGCGCGGGCCACACGCAGGCATGGACGCGCAGCATTCACTGAGCGCGCTCAACAATCTTCTTGGACTGCTGACGGAGCTGGAAAGCACCGAGACGCGCCAGGCCAGCCGGTCCGGGACACGCTGGACTTTCAGCGGCCTGGAGCTCGGCAGCGTCCATGCGGTCCTCGAGCCATTGACGATCCCCGAACACTCCGGCTTCGACGTGGTGGATCGGATCACCTCGCGGGCCGTGGTAGGTCTGGCGGAAGCCGAGAAGGCACCGAGAATCCCCACCGGATGGACCCCCAAGGCCGCGCAGATGGCGCGAGACCTCGCCCGCAGCCTGGGCGCTTCCCCAGACGTTGGCATGCTTGTGCGGCTACGCCGGGGAGGGGAGATTCTTCAGACCGTTGAAGTGACTCAGCGCACCCAGCGCAACCTACGCGAGGCCGTCATGGCCCGTTTCACCAGCTTCGGATCCCGGCGGGGGCACCTGGGCGGACTGAACGACAGCAAGGGCCTAAGGGCCGTCCTGCGGACGGAAGTCGATGCCGAGAGCATTCCGCTGCGTTGCTGTGAGGAGCTGCGTGAGAAGCTGCGCCGGGCATGGGGGGAAGATCGGGTAGAGGTGACCGGGCGGATCACGGAGAACGCCGAGGGACAGGTCGTCAGGATGGACGTGCAGGAGATTGAACTGCTGCCCAACACGCCGGCGCTGACGGTTGAAGAGCTGAGGGGCGGGTTCTGGCCCGAGATGACCGGCTGCCGGGATTCTGTGCGTTACTTGGAGGGACTGCGTGGGGAAGGCTGACGAGCCGCAGTTGGTGTATCTGGACGCGAACTGCTTCATCGACTGGGCTCAGGGCGAGGCCAGTGCCCCCGCTGTGGAGTCGTGGTTGATAGCTGGCCGTCAGGGACGGGTCCAGCTGCCGGCGTCCACGTTGACGCTGGCGGAGGCCCGAGGGGACATGTCGGTGCCCGACGCCATAGAGAAGCGCCAGCGCATCCGGACGCTGCTTTTAGAGTCCTACGTCATGTTGGTTGAAGTGACACGGCGGGTAGGGCTCATCGCGAACGACATAACCGTGGACCGTACTCGTATCAGAGGCGCGGACGCCGCTCAGCTGGCTTGCGCGGTCTTCGCCGGGGCGGATCTCTTCCTCACCCGGAACTTCCGTGACTTCAGTGCGGGGGACGTCTATAGAGGTGTTCGCTTTTCCGAGCCCTATGAGTACGGGGGCGAAGGACTCTTTGACTCGGCGCTGGTGACCTGACCGCGGCCGACAGCACCGCCCGCACGCGACGAAAAGCCCCCCGCCCGGCGCGAGGCCGAGACAGGGGGCTTCATGGTTGCTGCTACGGCGTGCCGGTGTCCGGTCGGCCGAGGAGCCCGATCAGCTCGGCCAGGTCGCCCGGGGACATGTACTTGCGAAGGGAGCGGGCAACCGACTCGGGGGAGGTGAGGACCACCCGGGGCTTGCGGATGCCGGCTTGGCGGGCGGCTGCGTTCGCGGTGATCTCGCCGGAAACGACCCGCTCGGCGAGGTCGGGGTGGTCCCGCTTGAGACGGGCCACTACACGCTCTCTCGTGTCGCTCCGAGCCATCGGAATAGAGTTCGTGTCACGCTCTCTATTCCGGCCGTTCCCGATCTCGCCGTGGGCCGCAGCGGGCAAAACCTCCACGTCGTACAGGTGTTGCACCCGCCCGCGTAGATCGTCGTTGCTGCCACACAGCGCCAGCAGCTGACCCAAACGGCTACCCAGACCAGCAGGCGGCTTCCCCTCAACAAACGCCCGGAACGAGGCGTACTCGACATGACCGCCCGGCGGGGGCGCGTCGAACTCCCGCCACGCCTCCTCATCCAGCAGCCGCCGTACCAAACCCGGAAGAGCGGACATGACATCCGCCCCCGTCGTTGTCGACGAGATAACCTCGCGGACCACTGTCCAATGACCCCGCGCGCTCACAGTGAGTTCCACATTTCGCGGACGACCCCGATCGCTTTATCCAACTCCGGGACATCCGTGCGGCTCAGGTCGCTGATATCGGCTCGTCGCTTCAGCTCTGCCCACACGTGCTGCACCATCGTCCCGTAATCGCCGCCCTGTGCGCGCAGCCGCTTTGCGGCGAGCTGGTTCACCACCTTGTTCAGGGATGCCCGGCGCGCCTTCGCCCTAGCCTCCCATGAGCCCACAGATGCGGACTGCCCCCGCTGCTCCGGCACATCCGACGACGGCTGAGCGGAACCGAGACCGAACGAGACACCTGTGCGCTGCATCGCCTCCATGACCCTCAGTACGACACCCGGCGCATCGCCTGACTCCGCAGAGATCCTGTTCACCTGCTCGTGGTCGAACGTGCCAGAACCCGGCAGCAGAAACCCGGCCGCCTCGCCCGTCGCCCCCTGGAACTGGTCGCCGAACAGACTGCCCTGACCGCCGCCCTCTCCACCCTTCTTCGGCTCACTGTCATCGTCGGCATCCAGCCACGCCATCACGCCGTCGCCGATTTCACGGGTCACCGCGCCGGCCAGCGCTTCGATACCCTCTCCCTTCGGGACGAACATGTACGCGGTTTGGTCAACGTCTTCCGGTAGATCCTCCCTGACGCGCACGAAGCGGCCGAGGACCTGCCGGAAGAACAACTCGGTGCGCTTGTTCGTGGCGTATACGCCGACGCGCAGCTGCGGGATGTCGACGCCCTCCGACACCATCGCTACAGCCACGAGCCAGCGATCCCGGCTCTCCCCGAATGCCTTGATGACGCCTCGGGCCCGCTCGGAGCTGTCTAGGCCGTTGGAGTCCTTCGACGCGGCGACGGGCACCTCCGGCACACCGGTGACGCGGGCGAGCACCTGCGCGGCGGCGTGCGCATGGTCGGTGTCGAGGCACACCACGAGACCCTTGGCACCCGGGTCACCCTCTGCTCGCACGGAGGCGAGTCGGGCGTCTGCCGCCCGCAGTGCGGCTTCCAGCCACTGGCCTGCGGGGTCGAGGACCATCCGGTCGGCCTTGCGCCGGAGGTTCTTGGCGAGCTTGTCCTGCGAGAGACGGACCGTGCGGTCCTTGAAGTCCTTCGCGTCGAACCATGAGACATCGCTGTCGTACATCTCGAAAACAGCTGGCCGGACGGGTGAGGGCTTCTCGGAGAGGGCAACGCCGTAGGAATAGTCGAACCCGGCTGGGAACGGGCCGAGACGATCATCATCGGTGAACCGCACCCATCCGGCCTTCTCATGGCCAGACGGGTAATAGGCGGCAAACGGAATCCTCGCCTTGTCGCTGCGGAACGGCGTTCCGGACAGACTGAGCCTGCGCTCGCACACACTCAGCGCATCCTCGGCGGCCTTGCCCCACGCGCCCTCGTCACCGAGGTGATGGACCTCGTCGAGGATCACAAGGGTGCGTTTGCGGCTGTTCAGGATCCGATGGTAGGTGGGGTTGGCCGCAAGCGAAGAGTAGGTGATCGCCCAGCCCTGCACGGGTTTCCCGTCCTTGGTGGCAATCTCTCCGCGCCACTCGTGTGCGAGCCGCTTATCGATCTTGTCGTTCATCGTCCCGGAGTCGATGAGGATGCCGTGCATCTTGAACGTGTTGGCCCACTGCGCACGCAAGGTGAAGTTGGGGACGACGATGAGGATGCGCTCGATGATGCCGTCACGGAGAAGGTCGGCTGCGACGAAGGTAGACGCGTGGGTCTTTCCCGCGCCAGGGCAGGCAACGCAGAGGAAGTCCGCGCCAGTGTGGGCGTGGTACTTGGCGATGAAGCGGTTCTGCCAGGCGCGGGGAGACAGGAGCATCGTCGAGCCTTTCTTTAGGTTGCAGGTGGAGCAGAGTGCTTGGCCGTTGATGACGTCGGTTGGGCCGCCTGCTGAATAGGGCGTGATGTGATCGGCGTGCCACCCGGGCCGGAGTTCGATGCCGCACTTTTCACAGCGTCCGTCGGCGGCGAGGTAAAGGGCGGCGCGCTCGGATGAGTTGAAGCGGCGTCTCGCAGGATCGGCGGCGGTCACCGGGTCGGACCACTTCCGGAGGTGCTCCCGCTGTTGCCTCCGGGCGCGGGCAGGTTAGTGTTGTCCTGTGCCATGGAGCTTCTCCTCCTGGTCATTTGCCCTCCGCGGGGTCGTGGCAGATTTCCCGCGTGAGGGCGCACTCGTCTAAGGCGCGGATTGATGTCAATCCGACCACCCGTCAGATTACTCCGTTCGTGTGACGTACCTGCGTTCTCGTGCACAACTCAGTCAGTGCGGTGCGGATCTGACGTGCATGACGAAGCGCCCCGCCCCTGCCGAAGCAGAGACGGGGCGCGCGCTGTGTCAGAGACGGCGTCGGTCTGCGGGTAGTGCCGCCATGGACGGGCCCGGCTCGGGGTGAGAGGGCTTCGGGTCGTCAGCGGGTGGTGCTCCGTCTCGCCGGCACACCAGCGCGTCGGGATCCCAGCTCGGGGCCTGCAACGAGTAGCCGTCGGGGCAGGCAGGGCCGGGCGCTCCGTCCGCCCCGTCGGTTCCGTCCCGTCCGTCTTGGCCAGGTGGCCCGGCGGGTCCAGTTGGGCCGGGGACAGTCGAATCGCTGCCGGCCTTCCCAGCGGGGCCAGGAAACGTGGAGTCGTTGCCCGGTTCCCCTTTCGGTCCGCGGGGACCTTGAGGCCCGGCCGATGGTTCGGGTGTGGGGGCATCCGCGCCGGGCGGCCCACTGGGTCCACGGGGACCGCGGGGCCCGACCACGGACTGGCCCGGTTCGCCGCGGCTGCCCGGCGGGCCGGCGACTGGCCTCCCGCCGAGCAGCTGCACCTGTCGCGCAAGCGAGTCCCGCGCCTGGTTCGCGGCGCGGAGGTCCTGGCTGAGGCCCTGCACTGTCAGGACCATCCACGTGAACCCGGCCAACGCCGCGGCTGTCACGACAGCGAACAGGAGATCGCCGCGCCGATGTGCGATTCCTTTCATGCTCCCGCCCCCCGGGCGTTGAGGTACACGGTCAACAAAACCAGCAGCACCGGCGCGACCAACGCGGTGAAGAGCAGCCGACGGTCAGCGGCCCGACGGTCCGCCAGGCGCTGATCCTCCCGCCGCCGGTTCTCCGCCTCCTGCTCGCGGGCCTCCTCCAGGCCCCTCACCCGCTCCAGCAGCAGCTTCACGGTCTCGTCCCGAGCCTGTTGCTCGAGCTGGTAGCGCTCCATGGACACTTTGGAGTCGAGCCGGGAGCCGATCTCGCGTATGTCTTCCTTCAGGTCCTGGCGCACGTTTTCGAGCCTGCGGCAGACTTCGCCCAGAGTCGGCTCCTCGGCCATGTGGTGCTCCGCTTAGATCAGATGGTGTGCGAGGCCGGGTCGGCGTCCGCGGGCAGCGTTGATGCGGTGCCCTTTCGGCCGACGTGTCCGGCTGCCCAGCCCTTCGCCGCCGCTGCGGCGAGGGCTATCGGCACCGCCCACCATGCGGGGAGGTCGGCGGCCTCGACGGCGACCAGGCCGAGCGCGGCCTGCACACCAGTCCACGCGGCGCGCTCGGCGAGGTCCAACAGAAGTGGATTCATGGTTCAGTCCTTGACGTCGAAGCCGTGGCGCTTGCCCAGCTTGGTGAGGGAGGTCTTTCCGGGGATGCCGTCAGCTGCGGTCCCGGTGTAGCCGAGGCGGTGCTGCCACGCGGCGTAGGCCCGGACGGTGGCGGTGCCGAAATGCCCGTCCGCGAGGCGCTTCTCGAGGAGTCCTTCGGCGACGAGGGCCTGCTCGACGGTCTTCGTGCCCGAGTACGACACGGGGGTGCCGCTCTTCGGCGGGTCCTGGCGGGCGGCGGCGACGAGTCGGGAGAGATCCACCACGGGCCGCGGCGGCACCCGCGGGCGGGCGGGCTCGCTGGTCTGCGGCTGCTCGGCCGACTCGGGCCGTGGTGCGCCGGCCTGCACCCATGCGTACAGAGGTCCGCCGGGGCAGGCGGTGGCGTAGCCGTCGCGGTGGCCCTTGATCTCGTCCCCGGCGCCGTTGCGGCGGAGGAGGTCGATGCCGTCGCGGATCGCGTCGAGCATGGCGTCGGTGGGCTGGGTGAGCCCCTCGCTGCCGACGAGGCCGACGATGGCGTAGTGGGCGCGGTTGAGGTCCTGGTTGCCGTTGGCTCCGGTGCGGTGGCCGATGCCGCGGCCTTCGAGCAAGAATCCGTGTGGGCAGGCGGCGTAGTTGTACGCCACGTCGCTGTAGTTCTCGACGGTGTTGGCGAGGTGGCTCTTGCGGATCGCCTGCCACTCTCTGAGGCACAGGTCGTGGTCCTCGAGCAGCTCCCGGCTAACCGCCGTGCCCTCGTAGTGGACCTTGACACCGTGGGTGGTGGCTTGGAGCGGGGCGGCCGACGCGGGCCAGCCGAGATCCTCGCGGGTGATCAGCTTCATCGCGCTCTCCTTCGGGGCATGCGAAACGCCCCGGCCGGAGCGGCTCGGGGCGTGGGTCGGTCAGCTGTCTTGATGCCGGTGATGTGGGCGGCGAACCGGGCGTCACGGCTGTGCTGGCCTTCGGACGCTTTGGCGAACGCGAACACCACACCGTCGCGCTTGTGAGCGGCCCAGTCCTGGGGCGCTTGGTAGGCGGAAACGTCGATGCCGCGGCAAGTGGGCATGTTCTCTCTCCCTACGGCCCCACCAGCGGGACCCGAACGAAGTAGATCCGCTTGAGCGGCCATCGACGCCCTGGGTGTGGCCGTACGGATCGCCTCCACCCATGGGCGCACCTTTGAATCGTAGCTTCACGACGCGGACTTGCCTATGAATCGTAGGCTGTGCAACCGTGTAGGCGGGTCGACTTCACGGTCCCGACCCAGGCGGCGGGCCCGGCCGTGCGGGTCCCGGCCCGCCGCTTCCACCCGCACAGGAAACCCGCACCCGCCCGCGCAACCCGCACAGGAGCAACGCCCATGGCCGACGGCACCAACGGGTACGTCCCCAACCGCATCCTCGCCGACGAAGGGCACCCGGAACCGTCCTCGGACGACGAGCTGAACCCGGTGCTCCCCGTACGTCTCGACCCGCGTCAGCCCGCCTACGACGCCGCGTACGACTACATCCGCGCCCTCGGCGACTACCTGCCACCAGACCCGGCCCACCGCAATGCGGTCATCTGGCGAGCCGTCCACGCCGCGCTCGGTGCCACACCAGTCGGACGCTGCGAGTCGTCGCACTGCGTTGAAGGCGACCACATCCTTCCGACCGAAGGAGAGGTGTCATGACCGCGCTCGGCATCCTGCTCGCCCACCTAGCCGGGGACTACCTCATCCAGTCCGACTGGATGGCCAACGAGAAGACGAAGCGATGGCTCCCCGCATGGGCCCACGCCGTCACCTACGGGCTCCCGTACCTGCTCGTCACGCAGTCGCCGCTCGCGCTCGCCGTCATCGTCGTCACCCATGCGGTCATCGACCACTACCGACTCGCGCGGCACGTCGCCTGGGCGAAGAACTTCCTGGCACCGCGCAGTTGGTGGCATCCGTGGGCCGAGTGCTCGGCGACGGGTTACCACAAGGACCGCCCGGCATGGCTGACCGTCTGGCTGATGATCATCGCCGACAACACGATCCACCTCGCCATCAATACAGCCGCCATCGCGTGGCTCTGAACACCGGAGATCACATGAAGGTCCTCGTAACTGGCGGCAGCGGCTTCATCGCCTCATGGATCCGCCGCGAACTCACCGCCCGCGGCCACAGCGTCCTCGTCATGGACCACCAGGACCGCCGCCACCTACTTGGCGACGGCGAGGAGTTCTTCCTCGGGGACATCCGCGACGCAACCGCCGTGACCGAGGCCGCCGCGCACGCTGACGGCATCATCCACCTCGCCGCCGTCCTCGGCACCCAGGAGACGATCAGCAACCCACGCCCGTCGGCCGAGACCAACATTCTCGGCACCCTGAATGTCTTCGAAGCCGCCGCCCAGTACAACCTCCCCACCGTCTACGCAGGTGTCGGAAACGCCTGGATGCGAGACATCGGCACCGGCTCATACACCATCAGCAAGACGGCGGCCGAGGACTACGCGAGGATGTTCAACGCGTACCGCGGCGGCCGGATCAGCATCGTCCGCCCGGTGAACGCCTACGGTCCCGGTCAGTCCATCGCCGCCCCCTACGGCACGAGCCGCGTCCGAAAGATCGCGCCCGCTTTCATTTGCCGTGCGCTGACCGGTGCGGATATCGAGGTGTACGGGGACGGCACCCAGGTCTCCGACTGCGTGTACGTGGAGGACGTCGCCCGCACCTTCGTCACCGCGCTGGAACACACCGACGTGAACGGGCCGACGGAGAAGCCGGTGGAGGTCGGGCCGCTGACCTCGGTCACTGTCAACGACATCGCGAGTCTCGTCGCGGAGGAAGCCGCGCGGGTGACGGGCCGGGATCCGGTCGGGTTGAAGCATCTGCCGATGCGGCCGGGTGAGGTGCCCAACGCCGTCGTCAAGTCGGACACGTCCACGCTCGCGCAGATCGGTATGACGGCGGCGGACTTCGTGCCGCTGGACGAGGGCATCCGCCGCACCGTCGACTACTACAACGAGGCGTGGCTGCCGGGGTATCTGGAGGCGGCATGAGCCAGGGAGAGGTGAGCGCCTACGTCGGGGGCCGCATCCATGCCGCTCGCAAGATGCGCGGCGTGACGGCCCAAGCGCTCGCCGATGCGATCACTGGGCGTGGCTACGCAGCGCACCGCGCGACGATCGCGAAGATCGAGAATGGCATTCAGGAGAAGGTCCCTGTAGACGTCGTCGTACATGCCGCGCGAGTGCTCCAAGTGCCCGTTCTGTCGCTGCTTTCGGACGGTCCGTGGTGCAGCGCCTGCGGGGACGATCCGCCAGTGGGCTTCGCCTGCAGGAGCTGTGGGGCGGAAGCATGAGGTGCCACTTCTGGTCCGCCGACATGGCAGGCAGCGCCTTTTACAGGGCCGTCATGCCCGCCATGGCCCTGTCCTGGCTCGGCCACACCGCCACCCACGGCGTCCGCCTCCCACCCAACTGGGCCAGCTACGACACGATCGTCGGCTGCCGCGTCGCCCAGGTCGACCCGTCCCGGACGTGGCTGAAGCTCAAGGACGAGGGCAAGAGGTTGCTGCTCGACCTCGACGACGACTACTTCCACATCGACCCGTCGAACGTCGACGCCCGCCAAGTCTGGGACGTGGAGATGCTCGGCCGGCTCGCCCACAACATGCAGCTCGCCGACCTAGTCACCTGCTGCTCCGAGCCCCTCGCCGAGGTGCTCCGGAACTATGCACCGACCGTCACGGTGATCCCGAACGGGCTGCCCGCCCAGTACCTCGGCCACCCGCGGGACTACCAGGCGGAGGGCCGGCCGCTGTACGTCGGCTGGGCCGGCACGAGCAGCACGGTGGCAGAGCTCCCGGAGGCGGTCCGTGCACTGAACCGCATCGCGCAGTACCCGCGGGCGGGTGGGGTGATGGTGCGGCTGGTCGGTATCGGCCCGAAGCAGGCCATGGGGCTCGGTCTGCAGGGCCGGCAGATCGGGGCGCTGGGTTGGGTGGAGCGGATCGAGCACTACCTGCATGCGGTCGGGGAGTTCGACGTGTGGTGCGCGCCGTACAGGTCGACGCCGTTCAACGAGGCGAAGTTCCCGACGAAGTGGTTGGAGTCGTCGGTCTTCGGGATCCCGTTGATCGCCTCCGACATCGAGCCGTATCGCAGGGTGATCCGGCATGGGGAGAACGGGTTCCTGGTGAAGCGTGAGCACGAGTGGGGGAAGTACCTGAAGCTCCTCGCGGATGATCCCGGCCTGCGGCAGCGGGTGGGGATGGCGGCGCGGGATGAGGCGTCGGGGTCGATCATGCAGGCGCTGCACCACCGGTGGGAGGCCGCCGTGCAGGTGCCTGCGGAGGTGGCGGCGTGAACGGGCTGGTGGAGTTTCTGCGGGCCCGGTACGCGGAGGCGCGGGCGCGCGAAAACGGCAAGCGGCGCGCGATCCCAAGCCCCTTTGACGGGCACGAGGTAGAAATCCGCTACAGCTCGGATCAGGGCCAAGAGGTCATCGTCGACGGGCACCCGTATCCGGCTGAACAGTACTTCGAGATCGCGACGGAGCCTGCCCCAGATCCAGACGTCCTCGCCGACCTGGACGCCAAGCTCGCCATCCTCGACGAGCACCCGGACGTCAACGACGGCGACTGCGGCACCTGTGTCAACGGACGGTGGGGCTACCCCACCCATGGCGGGAGCAGCCCGCAACGCTTCCCCTGCCGCACGATGCGCCACCTCGCTGCCCCGTCCGCCGCGCACCCAGACTACGACGAGAGGTGGCGACCGTGACCGGGCCCGAGCACTACCGCGAAGCCGAGCACCTCCTCGGCCGCTGCCTCGACTTCGGGCACGGCGAGCAGCGGCAGGCCCTCGCAGTCGAAGCGACCGCGCACTTCCTCGCCGCGCTCGTCGCGATCCTCGCCGAGGACAAGTTCGCCGAACGCGTCTCCTGGCAGAAGGCGGTCGGCTGGTGACGCGCGAAAACCCCGGGCAGCTCCCCACCTCCGCTGCCGTCATCGCCCGTATCCGCAGCTATCGCAAGGCCCAAGGCGTCAGCGTGCAGGCCCTCGCTGACGCCATCACGGCCAACGGCTATCACTGCCTGCGCAGCACGCTCGCAAACCACGAGGGCGGGCGACACCAGACGATTCCCGTCGATCTCGTCTGCGAGGCGGCCCGCGTGCTCGGCGTTCCGGTGGCTGCGCTGCTCAGCGACACCGCATGCAGTGTCTGCGATGACAAGCCGCCTCGCGGATTCACCTGCAACGCCTGCGGTGCTGGCGGGCCAACGCCAGCAGAAGAAGAGGTCAAGGGCGGCTCGTCGCCGGGGAGGCAGCAGCCGTGAACATCCTCGTCACCGGGTCATCCGGGTTCATCGGCGGCCGCCTATACGACCAACTTGCCGCGCACGGCCACACTCCGATCCCTATGGACGGGCGGGCCGGAACACCCACGACCGACCTTGACTTGCTGCTCCGCACCATCGAGTACTACGACGCCGAGCTGATCGCCCACCTCGGCGCGTCCTGCTCCACCAGCCGCAGCCTCCAGGATCCGGCCTCCGACTTCCACGACAACGCGCTCGGCACGTGCAACGTCGCCGAGGCCGCCCGCCGCGCGGGGAACATCCCCGTCGTCTACACGTCAACCGTCAAGGTCTATCCCGGTGCCGATGGGAAGATCGCGCCGCTCGGCCTGTCCAAGCGCGTCGGCGAGGACTACCTGCGCCTGTACGGCGACCTGTACGGCCTGCCCTCCGTGATCCTCCGCCCGTCCACCGTGTACGGGCCCGGTCAGGATGGCTCGCCCGAAGCCGGGTGGGTGACCTGGTTCCTCTGCGCCTTCTGGGGACGCAAGCCAATCACCATCCACGGCGACGGCACCCAATCCCGCGACATCCTGCACATCAACGACTTCACCGCGCTACTCGTGGACATCGTCGAGCACCACGCCGACTACCAGCGGCCAGAGCCCTACGACGTCGGCGGCGGCCCCGACAACGAACTCAGCCTCCTCGACCTCGTCCAAGCCTGGGAACACGACACCGGCACACGACACCCCGTCACCCACGACGAGCGCCTCCCCGGCGACCTCCAGCGCGTCGTCACCGACAACACCGCCATCACCAACGTGCGCGGCTGGACACCCACCACCAGCTGGCTCGACGGCATCCGCTCCACCCTCGCCTGGATCGGAGACCAGTGGTGAAAGTCGGCGTCATCATCCCCGCCCGGAACGCGCGCCCGTGGATCGGCGAGATGCTCGAATCCGTCCAGGCCCAGACGCATCCCGCGCACGCCTACCTTGCCGAGGACCGCTCCGACGACGGTACGCACGAATGGCTCCGTGAGCACCCGCACCTGTGGGCCGGCATGCGGCGGAACCGCGTCCGCAAGGGCTGGGCTGGCAGCCTCAACGCGGCCGCGGCCCTCGCCCTGGCCGACGGCTGCGACGCGGTCTTCACCGCGTCCGCGGACGACCGGCTACACCCCGAGTGCATCGCCCGCTGCGCCGCCCTCCTCAACGCCGACGGCGGCCGGGACTTCGTCGTCCCCTACGCGCAGCAGTTCGACAGCGGCGACCACGTGCAAGCATCCCTGCCGGACTGCGGCCTCGACGACCTGGTGGTGTGGCCGCCGCTGATCGACAAGGCGCTGATCCGCCGCGAGACCTGGGAGACGGTGGGCGGATACAGCCCGAAAGCCACCCTGCCCGGCACCTGGGGGACGGCCGAGGACTGGGAGTTCTGGATCCGAGTGTGGAAGGCGGGCCTGACCCGCTACGCGGTGGTGGAGAAGCCCCTCTACTTCGTCCGCGTCCACCCCGGCCAGTTGTCGCACGAACGTGGCGAGTGGCACGAGGCCACCGTGGCTCTGTTCCGCAGGCTGCACCCTGACCTGCCGTGGACCGCCGACTCCGGTCTCTGGCCGCCCCGGCACCGCACCACACGGAGGACGGCGTGACCCTGAACCCGAAGGCTCCATCGATGCGCCTGTGGCACGTGCTACTCGAACACGGCGTCGACGAGGCGACAGAGCTGATGAACGGCTACGCCCACGAACTCGCCGAGCAGATCCGCGCCACCCCGAAGCCAGACGACCCCGACGATCGCGGCGGCTTCGTGGAGCAGGGCGCGGACTGGGCCGCCGACCTCATCGACCCCAAGGCGCAGCGCGCCAGTACCGAAGGAGACACACAGTGATCGACTCCAAGCGCGTGATTGCGTGGACACCCTACGGGCGGCGCAGGACGTACAGCATCCTCATCAAGCACCTCCAACGCGACATCGAACGCGGCCTCATCGACGAAGTCTGGGCCTACATGAACACCGACCCCGTCGGCCAGGAAGACGACATCGCCTACGCCCACGAGCTCGCCGCCCAGTTCCCGTGGTTCCGGCTCAAGCACCGGCCCGAAGGCGTCGACCTCGGCAACCTCCCCAAGCAGCGCTGGACTGGGCTCGCCTACCGCGAGATGACCGACCCCGACGCGGTCTATCTCCGCCTCGATGACGATGTGGTGTACCTACACGAGAGCGCCGTTGAGAACCTGGTCCGAGCTCGCCTGCAGATGCCGGCACCCACCGCGGTGTTCCCGATCATCTTCAACAACGCGATCGTCAGCCACTTCCTCCAGCTCTGCGGGAAGGTGCCGATGGAGTGGGGTGAGGTCAAGCAGTACTGCATGGACCCGACCGGCTGGGCCAACGGGCCATTCGCGGTCAAGCTGCACGAGATGCTCCTCGACCACATCGAGCGCGGCCGTGTCGAGGATCTGTACCTGTACCAGGACTTCCCCATCCAGCCCGGCACCCAGTTCAGCGTCTCCTGCTTCGCCAGCCTCGGCAGCATGTACGCCGGCCTCGAACAGCCCGGCGTCCTCGTTCCCGACGAGGAAGAATCCTGGCACACGATCCACCGGCCGCTCGTGTCCGGCGCGCCGAACATCCTCCGCGGGAACGCCCTGGTCAGCCACTGGTCGTTCTTCCCCCAGCACCCGTTCCTCAACAACACCGATCTTCTCGACCGGTACCGGGAACTCGCAGACAAGGCGGTGGCGTGATGGGTCAGCAGCTCAACACCGAGGACGCGCTGGAAGCGTTCCGCAAGCGGCATGGTGAGCTCGCCGACGAGAACGTCCTGCTCCGCGGCTACGCGGCAGGGCTGGAGCGGCGGGTCACGGAGCTGGTCGAGGAGAACGAACGGCTGAAGGGGGCCCAGCAGCAGCCTGCCGAACCCCCTCAGCCGTTCACGGGCATGCCGCCGGACGCGCCCGTGTAGGTCACATCGGGGTTGCGGTGACGTCCATCGCGTAGCGGGTCGCAGTGAGGCTGTTGATGTCCTCTCGGCTGGACACGGCCTCCTTCACTGCGTCGACGATGGCCTGCTGGTCCACCCCGAACGCCTCCTCCTCGATTTTAACGGTGACAGTGGCGGTGCTGTCGTTGGTGGTGCGGGCCACCACCTGGATGTACGGGTAGTCGGGTGCAGCCATGAAGAGGTCTCCTTACGCTTCGCGATACCAGCCCTGGATGGTGAGGCTGGCACCTGCCTTGAGGTCGACGCCCTGGACGTTGCCTGAGCCGTCTCCGTCGGCGTCGACGACGCGGAGACGGTCGCTTGTGGCCCCGGAGCCGCCGGGAAAGAACACGGCCTCGCCGCCGCGGAGGGTCCCGGATCCGGTGCCGTTCACGCCGATCGTTTCGCCGTGCAGGACAAGGGCTTGCCGGGTGGTCCTGTCCACGCTGGAGGGCATGTCGACGGCTACGAGGCCGGAGCCGGTGCCTGCGACGTTGACGACGAGGTACACCACCACGAACACGATCTTGCCGAGTTTGTAGTAGTAGCCGGTGCGGGTCGTCCACGTCACGGATCCGCCGTTGGTGACCGTTGGCGTGTATGTCGTCCACGTCGTGGCACCCACGGTCAGGCCGCCCGTGACCGAGACGCCGCTGGAAACGCTGAGGCTTCCGGTCAGGGTGAGGGTGGATGTTCCGCTGCGGGTGAGGGTGACGTCGGTTGGCGTGGATCCGCCCGGCCCCCAGCTGTGCGCGCCGTCTGTCTCAAGGAGGAAGCGGCTGGCGGTGTCGCCGGTGACGCGGGTGGAGATGACGTCGTCGCCGGATGCGGCGGTGAGGACGGCGAGATAGGCGTTGGATCCCGACGCGCCGAAGTTGATCTGCTTGCCGGAGGCGATCTTCAGGTTGCTGTTGAACGTCGCCGAGCTGTTGGGGATTTCCACCCAGGATGCTGAGGCGGGCGACGTGCCGTTGGAGAAGTACGTCCGGTAGGACGTGTCGGACTCCATGATCGGTTTGCCGCTGTACGGGGACGACGGCCGGGTCGTGGAGGTGCAGGCCTGGTAGCCGACGGCGAGGTCGAGCTTGTCGAGGTTCTGGCCTATGTCCTGGGTGTAGTTGACCAGCTCGGAGCCGTCCGACTTGGACTTGTACAGCGCGAGCCTGCTGGTAGACGGGTCAGGCACTGGGTGCCCCCTTCGGGTCGGGCTCGACGGGGAGGCCCCCGTACAGGTTCAGCCAGCGATGTGTGTCGACGAACTCACGTTTGATACGGACGCCTTCAGTGGTGATGCCGTGTCGGTCGCGGATGACGGCGAGGGGGTCGGACCGCGGGTTGATGACGCGAACGTGCGTGGCCTTGGCGGCGGCGATGCGGTCCAGGTGAGCGGCCCGGGCTTCGCCCGTGTTGGTGGCGGTGTAGAGAGTGACGGGCTGCGCTTCGGCCCGGGTGTTAGCGGGGCCACCGGCAACGAGTAGAGACCGCATGCCGGTGCGGGGGCGTGGATCGGGTGTGTGGGGCTCGTGGAGGATGACGTCGAGGATTTCCGCTGGGTCGGTGAGCCCGTATTCAGCGGCACGCCATTCCAGGGTTTCCTTGGGGAAGATGTGCGTGTGTCTGTTCTTGTCGGCGTCCTCGTAGATCACCGCCCACAAGTCGCGCGCAGGGTCTTCCGTTATGTCGGTGATGGTGTATTCGATAGGCATTGTCACGTCCTGAAGCACCAGAAGTTGAGGTCCCAGTTGCCGCTTCCGGCAGGGGCGATGGTGACGCTGAATCCGCTTGCGCTTTCAGCAGAGATGCGGACCTGGTGGTCGACGTCATCAAAGACACTGACGACAGGCCTGAGGAATGAATCCATGGTGGGGCCGTAGGAGAGGGAGATGCCGGTCCCGCCGTTGGTTACCACGTGACCGGTGAACAGCCCCTCATTGCTCCCTGCGGCAATGAAGTCTTTCCACTTGCCGATATGACTGGTCACGCCGCTGGCGAAGTTGAAATATTGCCCGTTGCTGCTGTCGTCGGGGTTCCAGCCGATCCTCCCAATGGAGGGGTCAGCGTAGTAGTAGCCGCCGTCGGTGCCGGAGTTGTAACCAGCGAAAAGGTTGCCGGCACCGTATTGGATGTATCCGCCGGCGAGGGCGTTGGTGTCGGCGCGCACTACGGCGAGCTGATTTACGCCAGTGCCGAGGATGAGGCGGGAGAATACGTCGACTCCGCTGGAGTCGAATGTGCCGCTGTTGACCCCGATGATGGAATCGGTGCCGGTTCCGAAAGTATTGATGTACGAGAAGTTTGAGCCGGAGTTGGCGTAGAAGCGGATTTCCGGCAGGTACGTGGCGGTGGGGTTGATCTCCAGGCGTCTGCCGGTCGTGCCGGACACAAGCTGGCCGAGGATGGACACGGAGCCGTCCGCAGCCGCGATGTTCACGGTCTGGGTGCCAGCCCCGTTATAGGCCTGCACGCCAGCCGAGGAGAGCTCGACCCTCGCACCGGTGTCGGCGGTCTTGATGCGAGCGCCGACGATCCAGTCCGCGGCGATGGTTCCGGCGGTGACCTTGGAGACGGTGAGATCCGAGATGTGCGCGTCGTCGATGAGGAGCGCCGTCGCCGTAGCCGCGTCGCTGGGCCCGGACTTGTTGCCGGTCTTGTCGACCGCGACGACGCGGACGTACCGCGCGCTGGTCTCCTCGACCTGGACCGTGAAGACCACGGGGATCTGCGCCTGGATCATGCCCGCGTTCGCCGGTGCCTTCCCCTTCAGCGTCGTCGTGTCGGGGGTGAACGTCGGCTCGTAGGAGACGTGGATCTCCAAGTGGTCGAGGTCCGACTCCAGGTTGTACGTACCACCGGAGTTCTTGCCGAGGGTGTGCGTGACCTGTACCGCGATCCGTGACCCGGCCACTGATGGGGCGGCCGGCGTGGACGGGGGGATGTTGTCGGCCGAGGCTACGAACGTGGTCGTGCCGGACCATGCCCCGGTGTTGCCTGCCTTGTCGACGGCCCGGATCTGCACGTCGTAGCCGATGCCCGGGGACAGGTCCAGGAGTTGCGCGGTGGCGTCTCCCCACGCCGCGTACACGGTCAGCCACTTGCCGGTAGGCGCGGCGAACGGCTGCTTCCACAGCTGGAGGTCTTGCCAGCGGACTTGGGAGACCTGGGACCAGGTGGCCGGGTAGATCAGGTCGGTGTCAACTGCGTAGCGGATCTCGTAGTGGTCGCCGTCGAGGACGGTGCTGCCGTCGACGTTGAGGGGGGCGTTCCACTGGATGATGGTGCGGGCGCGAGTGAAGCCGCGGGAGTCAAGGTAGGCGGCCCCGGTGAATGGGGTGACGAACACCGGGACGCCGGGAATCGAGGTGTCGGCGTTGGGGCGGGAGCCGATCGGTTCGGTGTTGCTGTTGGTGAGCTGCCGGGAGAAGTCGCCGACGGTCACGGTGGACGTGGTGTCGGTCTCCCATTCGACATACTGGGTGAGGTCGGTCCAGACACCGTTCGCGTCCCGGTACGCGACGGTGTACTGGTCGGTGATCGCCCACTGGGTTTCCGTGACCTGCAATTTGATCGGGTTGACTCGCAAGCCCCGGAACGTGATCTCCGTGCTGGCGTCCACCAGGCCGGAGTCCGGGTCGTACACCCACACCCGGTCGCCGACGACGAAGCTGCCGTGGACGTCGTAGTCGGCTGTTGACAGAGTCAACGCGTTCCGGGTCGACGTGAATTGCGACAGCGCCAACTGCGCCCGTACTGAGGCGTTCGCAGTCGCCGTATCCGACTCGCTGACCAACCGGGTCAGCTTCAGCGCGTGGCCGTGGATGTCCTTGTACGGAGTCGCTGGAGAGATGTCCGCCGACCCGGTCGCAATGCTGACTCCCTCGCCCTCGGCCAGCAGAACGACCCGCGTGCTGTAGTCCTCCACATCCCGGGTGACGTCGATGCTGCCGGGCAGCGCGCGGAGCGCCATGTCCTCGCCGGCGTCCTTGGTGGTGATGACGCAGGTCGGATTCACCACGAACAGGTTGCTGTCCGGGCCGGCGTCCAATGTGCCGTTGCCGTTGACTCGCCACGACACCGGAACGCTGGTGGTGGACATGGTGTCGCACACGTAGGAGATCGCTGACCGCGGGGACTCGTATTGGTGGTGGCCGGTGTACTGGCCGGACACCGAGTAGATGGTGCCTGCGGTGACCGCGCCGGATGCGGGAAGCAGCATGTTGATGGAGGTGGCGAAGCTGGCCGACGCGGGCGCGACGGCGTTTTCGATCACATCGCCCTTGCCGTCCTCGTCGCCCAGCCAGAACGCCATACCGACGCCCCCGACGCTCACGTCGTCCTGCGGGGCGTTCGTGCGACCGTCGTCGCCGATCGTGCGGGTGCGCAGTACGCCCACGTAGCGGGCCGTGGTCAGCAGGTTGTCGCCGTACTGGGCAGGGTCGAGGCGGCCGGGGACGATCGCGACATGGCCAAAATAGTCGAGGGCGTCGAGGACGTCGCGGGGCGTGCCCGGCGCGAGTTTGAACTCCCACGAGCCGAGCGCTTTGAGGACTTCCTGAACAGCCATACGCGCCTACCTCCGGACTCCGTAGACGGCCTCTGGCATGCATGAGATGTACATGTTCCGCAGGTCGGTCGCTGCGTCTCCGGAGACCGCGGATCCGCCGCCAGCCACGACGCCGATCCAGAAGTCCAAGGCGGTCGTGCTGGACTTGATGACGCCGCCGTTGGTGTGCGCGGTGAACGATCTCGCGGATCCGACGGCGAACCGGTTGCCGTCGGCGTCGTTGCCGGTGGCGGTGACGTACCCGGATGCCGCGAACGAGGTGTTGGTCTCCAGCGTGGAGCGGTAGGCGGCGAGGGTCGCGGCGGTGCCGGTCTGGAGGTATCCCTCAACGGTGCGGGAGCCGCGGCGGAGGGTGAGGTCGAGGGTCGCGCGCCCGGGGTTGAGGCCCTTGGTCAAGCGGACGATCGCCATTTCGGGGTCGTTGCGGAGGAGGGTTGCCCCGTCCCACGAGGTGATCGAGGAGCCCGAGCCGGCCGCGCTGACGTTCCACAGCTTGGAGTGGTAGGTGCCGCCGGTGTAAGCCTGTACGTCGAAGCTGGCCGATGCGGACGGGGTGATGTTGACGAGGCCGTTCGTGAGCGACCAGCCCGCCGCGGCGAGGGGCACGTCGACGCCGTAGACCTCCTGGCTGGCGGTGGTGGTGACGCGGACCCGGCCGGTGAGGTACGAGGTCGGCGCGCAGCCCCAGCGCGGAGAGACGTTCGCTGGCACGCTCCGGTAGACGGTGATCGTGCCATCCGCCGTCGCGCGGGTCATCGTGGAGGGGTTGGTGCTGCCGGTGTAGTAGCCGTAGTGGCCGATCGGCGGGGCGTGCCAGCGCTCGCCCGTGAGGCTGAAGTCGTTGAGGCGGACTGCTCCAGTGAGCCGGGACTGCAGGTCGGTCTCCGGATCGGACCCGACCCGGTCCAAGCTGACCTTCCAGTCGGCGGTGACGCGCTCGTTCAGGTGCTCTGTGTACGTGGAGGCTGCGGCTTTGACGGTGTAGTAGCCGTTCCGCTCCGGCTTATCGGTGAAGGTGACCGGGATGACCTGGCCGGCGGTCAGGGCGTTGATGCCGTCGTGGCGTGCGATGACCTGCGCCCGGGTGAGTGGCGGGTAGGACTCCTGCCCTTCAAGGTCCAAGCCACGGCCGTCGCCGCCCGACTCCGCGACCGCGAATGTCTCCCGCAGCGGGATCCGACCGAGCTGGACGTCGCCCCAGTTGTACAGCGCCATCAGGCCCGCCCCCTGTCGAACTTACGAAGTGCTTCCTTCATCTCCGACACCAGGGCGTTCGCCGCCGCGCGCCGGTCAGCCGGGCTGGAGAAGTCGAACGTCCCGGACACGGTGACGTTCTCGATCGTCACGCTGCCGCCCCGGCTGCCGGACACCAGCTGCTCGAACATCGCGGTCTGCTGCGCGTCCAGGACCCGCTCCGGCCGGCCGGTCCGGTTGACGGCCATCGTCGCCCCGGGCTGGAGCAGCCCGCCGCTGTCGTACTTCGCGGCCGGCGCGAAGCCCCAGCGGGAGGTGAACATCGAGTCGCTGTAGCCACGCGCGCTCTTGCCCATGTGGACGCCGCGACCGCCGGAGCTCTCGACGTTCATCCCGGCGAGCGTGCCAGCGGTGTGGCCGACGCCCGCGTTCGTGATACCGATCATGAATGGGGAGTTCAGGTTCCGGACCCAGCCCGACGGAGCGGACGCCCCGAACGCGCCGGTGGCCCAGCGCCGGTGGGGCTTCTGCCCGCGGATGACGGACTCGATCGCCGACATCAGACCCGAGCAGTCCCAAGACGGGTTGCCGTTGCCAGCCCACTGGTAGGGCAGACCGTTCTGGGTCTTCACCCAGGACAGGGCGCGCTGCACGGCCGGCCCGCCGATGGCCTTCTTGTCCTCCTTGCCGAACCAGCCGAGCATCCCGTCGACGGCCTTGTTCGCCAGGCCTCGCATCAGGTCGCCGATGCCGCTGCCGGGGACCTGGTTGATGAGCGGACGCACGAGGGAGCTGAGGGCTTTCTGCGCGGCCGCCTTGAGCCCGCCGATGACAAGGTCCTTGGCCCAGTCGTAGGCACCGGAGACGGCGTTGCCGATGCCGGAGGTGACTCTGCCGACGATGCCGCCGGAGGCGTAGTGCTGAGTGCCGCCCTGGTAGCGCTGGCGTTCCTGCTGCCGGGAGGGGTTGCCGCCGGTGCGGGTGGGCCGGTCCTTGCCGAGCATGGCGTCGATGCCGCGGTGTCCGCCGAGTTGCGCGACCTGGGCGTTGGAGAGGATACGTTCACCGGGGGTGAGCATGGCGGGAACGGTGTCGCTGTTGCCGGTGCCGGGGACGACGCCGCCCCTGTTGAAGCCGAGGCTGATGGCGGGCAGTGTGATTTTGCTACTGATCTTTCCGGCGATGGAGTTCCACATGCTGCGGATGCCGCCGTAGACGTTCTTGATGACCCACTTGACCGGTGCGCCGATCTTCGATTTCACCCCGTCCCAGATGGTGCCGAGGCTGTCGCGCAGCGAAGTGAAGGCCGACTTCATGCCGTTCTTGAACGACGTGATCTTGCCGCTGATCGCGGTGAAGGTCCCCGAGATCTTGTCACGGACCCCGTTCCACAGGCTGTTCCACGTCGAGGTGAGCCCGGACTTCAGCGAGGAGAGACTGCCCTTGAACCAGTTCCAGGCGTTGGAGACCGAGTTCCTGAGCCCGGTATAGAAGCCGTCCCACTTCGAGCGGGCCGCCGTCCACAGGTCCTTCCAGGTCTGCGCGACCCAGATCTTCAGAGTGGTGAAGATCTTCTTCGTGTTCGTCCACAGCTGCGCGAACCAGCCGGTGATCGCGTTCACCAGGTCCGGGATGATGCTGTGCCCGACGAGGACGTCGTACAGCCACTGGAACCAGCCGACGATCGTCTTCACTCCGGTGGCCATGCCGTTGACGAACGAGGTGATCGACGCGGTCACCGTCGTGATCACCGGGACGAGGATGCTGATCGCACCGGCGAGGACACCCGTGAGGAGCTGCGCCAGGCCGACGATGAGCGGCATCAGCGGGGTGATGACCCGCATCGCCAGGTTCAGCAGCGACACCGTGAGCTGCGCTAGTGGAGGGATCAGGGGCAACAGCGCCGGGTAGAGCCGCGCGAACAGGGGAGTGATCTGCGCGAACAGCCCGGCGAACTGCTGGATCACCGGCACGAGCGCCTGGATGACCGGTGCCAGGCCCGTCGCAAGCGAGGTGATGAGTGGCACGAGAGCCGCGCCCAGGGACGAGATGATCGGGGCGAACGCCTGGATGATCGCGCCGAGGACGTCTCCGATCGGCTTCAGCAGCGGCATCAGTGCCTGAGCCAGGCCGATCAGTACGCGGCCGATGTCCTTCGCGATCGGTAGTAGTGCGGTGATGATCGGCATGAGGGCTTGGCCCAGCGAGCTGGCTAGGTCCGCGAGGACGGGCGCGAACTGTGTCGCGAGCTGCGTGACCACCGGGGCGAGCGCGGCGAGCAGCGGCAGCGCTGCCTGGATCACCGCGCCGAGCGTCCCGGCCACCAACTTCGCGATCGCGTTGACCGCAGTGAAGATGCTCGTGAGCGCCTTCTGTACCTCCGGCATCGCTGTGATCCGGCGAAGCTCTTTGAAGACCGCGCCGAGCCCGCCGAGCGCATCACCGCCAGCCGCGCTTGCGGCCTTCATGACGTTGCCGAGGGTTCCGAAGATGTCGCCGATCAGATGACCGAACTGGACGGCTACGTCCAACGCTTGATCAATGATCTTTTCGAGGTGGCCGTTCTTCGCGGACTGATCGATCTGCTTCGACAGCCGGTCGAAGAACCCGCCCGACGCCGTCGTCACCCGCTTGAACGCCGGCGACGCCGCCACGGAGATCTGCGCGAGCCCGGTGATGAACTGCCCCGGCACCTTCGCCAGTGGCTTCAGCCCGTCGTTGAGGCCGGCGAACATCTTCTTCAGCGTCCCGGCCTTGCCGAGGTTGGTGACGGCATCGAACGCGTTCTTCGCCATCGAGTTAAGGACTGTTGCCGTCCCGGTCAGTCCGGTCTTCAGCGACGGCAGGATGGCCGTGGACATCGTCGAGAACCTGCTGCCCAACCCGGCGAACAGGGCGTTCTGCACGTCGAGCTTCAGCCCACGCCACGCTTCCCGCTGGGCGAGGACAGCGTTCACAAACTCCCGCGCGTTGGAGGACAGCTTCGACATGGCGTCGCCGAGCTTGTTCACCTGGCTCGCCGACTTCTCCTGAGCGTCCGCGAGGGCCTGCACCGCCTCCCGCGCGGCCTCCTGCGCATCCGCAATCGACCGCGCCCCGTCCACCGCAGCCTTCGCCGCTGCGGCCTGGGCATCCGCGACATCCCGCTGCGCCTTCGCGATCCGCTGCGCCCCATCCTCCTGCGCGCGAGCCGCCTCCAACTCGGAGTCCTTCAGCGCCTTCGTCTTGTCGGCGACCTCCTGGTTGGCGTCGGCAATGTCCTGCTTGGCCTTCGTCACCTTCTCGGAGCCCTCGACACCAGCGGTGTCGGCCTGCGCGGTCTGCTCCTGGAGGCGGGCCGTCTCGGTCTGCTGCTCGGCCAGCGCCTGGACAGCCTTGTCGTACTGAAGCTGAGCCTTGTCGAGGTCTTCCTGCGTGGCCTTGGCCCCCTTGGCCTTGACCGCGGCGAGCTCCTGCTCGGCGTCCTGCAGGTCGAGAACCTTCTGCCGCTGGTCCAGCTGCGCATCGACCAGGCGGGCGTTGAGGTCTTCAAGCTCCTCAGCGGCCTCCTTCCGCGCCCCGTTGAGGTCCTCCTGCGCCTGCCGTGCCGCCCGCTGCGCGTCCGCGAGATCCCGCTCCGCAGACTCCACCGACTCCAGCGCACGCCGGTTGGCGTCCGCGACATCGTCGACCGTGTTTGCGAGGCTCTGCTGCGCATCCTGAATGTCCCGGGCGGCCTTCACTCGGGCCTCGGCAGCGTTGACCTCCGCGTCCTTCACCGCCTGCTGCGCCTTCGCAAGCGACCGCTGTGCCGCCTCGACCCGGCGGGCGGAGTTCTCAGCGGCCTTCGCGGACTTCGTGGCCGGTGCGAACGCGGCCTTGAACGCGTCACCAATCCCCGACGTGCCGATCTTGATGGCCGCGAACACGGACGCCAGCGACAACACCGCCGGAGCGGCCAACGCGGCAGCTGGGCCCATCGCCGCGATCGACTGCGCGAGCGACGCGATTGTCGGCAGCGCGCCGACAGCTAGGCCGACCAGCTGCGCGATCCGCGACGACAGGATCCCGACGCCGCCAGCGGAACCGCCCGCGCCACCGCCGAGGTTGTTCAGGCCCGCGAGGCTGCCGAGGAGTCGGGTGCGGACGTTGACGGTGCGGTCGCGGGTCAGGAACCGCAGGGAGTTGTTTGCGTCGGTGGTGTCGGCGCGGGCTTGCACGGTCATGGTGCGGCGGCGGACGAGGTTGGCGATGCTGTCGGCCGCGACCCTTGTGTCGACGTCGATGCCGATGCGGACCTGGCGGCGTTGGGTGAGGTTGCGGATTTCGTCGGCGGCGACCCGCGCGTCCACGGAGGCGCGGATGTTGACCGTGCGTTCCTTCGTCAGCCGATCCAACTGCGACTTCACGCGGTTGTAGGCGGCATCCGACATCTTCGGGCTGACGGTGACCTCGAGGTCCTTCAGCTTCAGCCGGTCGAGGGCAGCCTCGTCGAGCTTGATCTTGACGTTGACGAGGCGTTCACGAGCGAGCCGTTCGAGCTTGGCGAGCGCATCCCGGTCGTCGAGCTGAACGCCGACCTTCACCGCGTTCTTCTTGGACTTCAGGCGGTCCATGGCGCGGTCGTAGGAGGACTCGTCGGCTGTGACTTCGACGTATCCCTCGGCGATGCGAAAGCTACCCGCCACCTGCGCTTCCTCCGCTCACGCTCACGAGCCCCGGGAATTGCGCCCGGAACTGGGTCAGCGAGATCTCGGTCTTCTCGCTGCTGCCGCTCCCAGATGGGGCGGCGGTCGTGCTCGTGCGGGTTGGGGTGCTGCGTATCGGTTCCTGCTGCTCGCGTTCCTCCTCGGCGCGGGCGGCCATCACGCCCTGGTAGGCGGTCAGCCGGTACACCAGCGCAAAGTAGCGGGGTGCGCTGATCTCTTGCTCAAGGAGATCGATGCCGTAGATGGCCAGGAAGTCGGCGTCGATGTCGTCCTGGTGGTCAAGGATCCACAGGAGTTCCTCGACGCGGTCGACGATGGTCTGTGCGCAGGCCGGCTCCCGAATCTCGTTGAGGAGCCGCACCCACGCGGCTACTTCGCTTTTCCCCCCTTCGGGTTCCGGCCGAGACCGAGGTCGAGGACCTTCTCAACGATCCATTCCAGCTGGTCCTCGGTCAGCGCCCTCGACTGCTCCAACGCCATGTAGGCGTCCTCGCCGAGCACGCGAGTGAGGAGCGGTGCGGTGGCCAGGTCGCGGCCGTGCTCGCGGGCCTCACGCATGAACTGCAGCGCTACGCCCGGCGGGATGACTTTCGGGATCGTGTACTCGTTGTCGCCGATGTAGAAGAGCGCCACGCGCTCCTCTTCTAGGTCGTCGTCGGAGTCGATCCGCAGCGGCTCGAAGTCCAGACCGCCGCCGATGGCGGGCTTGGCCGCGGCGCGCTTGCGTGCGGCTGCGGTGCTCTGACGGGTGGTGGATGCCATGGGTGGTGCTCCTCGCTTGGGCAGGGTCAGTTGGGCTGGCCGACGGGCGGCAGGACGTTGCGGAGAGAGAGCGAGTAGGCAGCAGCCGCAGCCAGCAGGTCCGGGTCGTCGTTGAACTGCCCGAGCCCGATGTTGCAGCGACGGCACAGCACGCCGCGGATGCACTCTCCGCAGGTCTTGCTGCCCTGGCAGCAAGCGTGATCGTGATCGACGTGGAACGCGTCACTGAGGGGCAGGCGACAGAGCGCGCATGCTCCGCCCTGCGCCTCGATCAGACCAGCAATCTCGGCGCTGCTCAGCCCGTACTTATAGCGGCGCGCCGCCTCGCTCACGGCTTCCTTGTTGCGGCGCTGGTAGGCGACAGCGGACGCGCGCCGTCGCTCCGGATCACGATGGCGGTACGCCGCCGAGTACCCCCGGTCCTTCTCCCGCTTGCACGAGATGCACCAGGGGTGCAGGCCGTCAGCCTGATCCGCGCGAAGAGGGAACCGCTCCACGAGCTTCTCCTCGCCGCAATGCGAGCACGTCTTTGTCGTCACACTTGATCCACAATGTGGAAGGGGGTGATGACCGAGCTGACGTAGTGCCCGGTGAACTTGACCGGGATCAAGGTCTGCTTGTCCTTGGTGTAGGCGAGCTCGGTGCTGTCGGTGTTGAGCATTCGGCGGCCGATGATGCGGCGGGTGCCGCCGGGGCCATAGCCGTCCATGATTACGGCGAAGTAGTTCGGCTGCGTTGCCGAGCTCGTCACGTTCGGGTCGAAGGACTTGAAGCCCGAACCGCTCGCGGCGGTGCCGCCGTTGAGGCTGATGGACAGGTTCTCCAGCGTGGCCTCGGCGAGGGAGGTCTCGATGGTGAAGTCCTGCTTGGTCAGTCGGCTGCCGACGCGGAGGGTGATCTGGTCGACCTCCAGCTCCGAGTAGGTCTGGTCGACGCTGAGCTTGACGCCGTCCTGGGTGCCGCCCAGGTCCGTCCAGGACGACGCAGGCGGGGCGGTGTTCACCGCGGTGTCCGCAGGCTCCGTCGCACCGTAGGCACCCTTGTAGAGGGTCGCCGGACCTTGAATAAGATTCGTGGTAGTTACAGTGATCGGACTCACATCCTTCAGACGGCGGCCAACTGAGGCCGGTGTTCGGTGTTGTGCGCGGCGCTAGTCGGACTTCGCCGTCGTGGTGGTCTTCTTCGCGGGGGCGGCTGGTACCGCGGGTGCGGCCGCGGGCGGCGCGCTCGGTGTGGGTTCGGGGTCGAGGAGGATCCCCTGCCGCTGGAAGTCCAGGAAGGTCGCGTCGTCGACGTTGATCTCCCGGTCGGGCTGCATGGTGGTCCGGACGGTGCGCATCAGGGGTAGTCGCTCCTCACGAGTGGGAACCGGTGGTGGCTGAAGTGCGGATGATGGCGGAGCTCGATGGTCTGTTCGGGCGGGATCGACCGCGGGCACTCGACGATCCGGATGTCGCCGGTCAGCAGGAACTCCAACTCCCCGCGGGAGTTGTGGACGATGACCCTGCCGTTCCAGCTGGCGAGCTCCCCGCCCAGCCCGGTGCCTTGGATGGCGTAGCGGCTCACGACGACACCTCCGTCCACGCGATGACCAGCCCCGGAATCGAGTAGCGGGCGTAGGAGGAGGCGTCGTCCCAGATCCGCCGGTGCTCGCCCACCGTGTACGCCGACAGCACCTGCGCCTGCGGGTAGCCGGCCGGAAGGGTGAGGCGCTGCGGGATGGTGGGGTGGTCGTAGCAGGCGGCCTGGATCGCTTCGGCGAGCGCGGCGGCCTTGTTCCACGGCGGCTTCTGCGAGTCGGGGTTGTGCGCCCAGCAGTCGACCGCCGTCACCGGCTCGCGCAGGGGTACGTACAGGTTGGGGGTGCCGCCTGCGGTGACGAGCGTGACGAACCCCGACGCCGCCCATGACGAGTTGTCCTTCGGAAGGGTCGTGGCCACACGGTCTCCGACCACGGTCTTCAGCCAGGCGGTGGCGACGAGTTCGGGCGTAGCCCGCAGCTGGAGGCTCATGCCGTCCTCCGTTGGAAAAGAGCCGGCCGCAAGTACGGCATGGGCGGGGTCCCGGGGTGGTTGACCCTGGCGACCGGGTGGTCGGCGCCTTCCCAGTACAGGGCCTGCTTGAACCGCGGTTTGATGACGTGCGGGCTGGTGCCCATCTCCACGTCGGTGGCGTAGTTGCAGTCCAGCGACCCAACCCGGAGGACCTTGTCGTGGCACTCGGCCCGGAGGGAGTCACGGAGCCGGCCAGTGCGCTTGTGCACGTAATTGCGGGCGTCGCCGAGGATGGCGTCGCCGATGGTGCCGCCAAGCCAGTCGGTGATCGCCTGGTCGACGTGTGCACGCGCTGAGGGGTCGATCCGCACGCCGGACTTGCCCATGGCCGCCCTCCTCTCCGGGGGTGGTCGCTCGCTGGCCGCCCGGTCTCCCCGGGCTGTGTGGCCTCTTCAGTTCTTGATCGCTTTACGGGAGCCCATAAAGTGATCAGGTGGTGCGCCGCAGATCCAGCCGGAGGTCCGGCACGGCCGCGGGGTTGGCCATCGACGAAACCGCGTCGACGATGTAGACAGCGCCGGTGCGCTCGTCGCGCACCCGGTCCTGGTCGGTGACGTCGGTCCGGGCCGGAACCCGGGCGACGGCGTAGCGGACGATGCGTGGTGTCGGGTCGTCGCGCGTGGTGACCCGCCGGGACTGCTCCGTCAGGCTCGCCGGGACGCCAGCCGCCACAGGGGTGTCGGTGTCCCGCTCGTCCCCGTAGGCGTCCGTGGTGGTGCCGCGCAAAATCGCGATGGTGGTGGTTGCGATGGCCTGCATCACGGCCCCCCGGTGTACGGGGCCCAGACGAGCGAGTCGTCACTGCCATCGGTCAGCGGGTCACCGAGGATCGGGCCGGCACCCTCGATCGCAGAGCGGACGTGCACGGTCCTGGACCGCATCCACGACACCCGTCGCAGGGCGCGTGCGGCCATGGGGGCGAGGACCAGGCCGTCATCCTTCAGCGTGGTGGAGACCTGGTCTTGCTGAATCTGCGTGGCATCCAGCCGCGTCTCCAGCCCGAACTGCCCCGCGATCCACGCTGCTTGGTAGGCGACGGCCTGGCCCAGCCAGTGAAGGTCCCGCGTCCGCATCCGGTCCTGGTCGGCATAGATGCGGTTGCTGAAGACCTCGATTGCGGCCTGAGCCTGGGCAAGCTGCTGATCCGTCACCGACACGCCGGTGGTGCCGATGACGTCTTGCGCGGTCGCCCAGGCGTTGACCATGACTAGCCCTCGCCCTCGATCACTGAGCGCGGGGTGGTGGTGCCCTCCGGGCGGTGGTCGACCGACGCGGGAACGGTCTCCACCGAGTACCTCAGCGTCAGCGACACCCCGTCCGGGTGTCCCTCGGCGCCGTCGAATGTCACGTCACCGCGCGGGTGAAGGCCGCGCTGGATCGCCTCGTTGACGACGCCGACGCGGTTTGCTTCGTGCTGGTAGTCCTCGTCGTTCCACCGTGCGGCGAGTACGACGAACTCCTTCACGAAGCGCATGCCGTCGGAGCCGTCGGCCGATCGCTCGTCGACCTCAACTTCGGGCTGTCCGGCCTTCGCCGGGTGCTGCTTCGCCCGCGCGCTGGTGGTCTTCTTCGCTACTGCCACGGCTCACCTCCCAGGTCAGCTGTACCGCCCGGAGCCAGCGGGCGGTACAGCGTTGTTGGGGGGTCAGCCGACGAGGATGCTGGCACCGTTGGGGTGGCCGTAGGCGAAGCCGCGGCGGGCGCGCATCTTCAGGATCGACTCGTCGGTGAGGGCGGACAGTCCGTCACGACCGTCGATGAACACCGACTCCGGCCCGGAGCGGACGCCGAGGAGCATGAGCTCCGGGTTGACGAACGCCATGAGCGCGCGGCCGGTCGGGGTGCTGGTGGCGGTCGCGGCGAGCTTCGCCCCGAGGCTCCAGCGGATGTTGACACCGAAGACGGTGTCGGGAGTGCCGCCGAGGCCCTCGATGAAGATGGGCCGGTTCTGGGAGTCGAGGACGCCGCGCAGGCTCTTGCGGAACGCGGGGTGCGCGATGGCGACCATGGAGCCAGGGTCGAAGTAGTCGCCCGACTCGACGTTGCCGATCGCGGTGGAGAACTCCGAGTACGTCGGCGCACCGGACGAGGAGGCGGTGGTGATGTTCGCGCCGCCGGTGTAGCTGAGGGTGGCGTCCGTGGTGTTCAGCAGCTGGTAGAGGCTGGTGAACGGAACCGTGGTGCCGTTGGACGCGGCCGACACGGCGAGGGACGCGTTGTCGATCATCTTGGCGTAGGACTTGCCCCAGCCCATCATCTTCGCCTCGATGATGTTGGCGACCGAGTCGTCGATGTCCTCTTCCGCGATGCGGACGGCCTTGCCGAACTTGACCGCGCTGAGCAGGACTTCGTCGTTCAGCGAGGTGTCCTCGCCGTAGGTGCCGCCCTTGGCTACGACCGCGACATCCATGCCCGCGGTGCGGGGGACGTGCTTGGTGTCGGAGCCCATGGTGATACGGGCCGAGAGGGCCTCGACGGCGGACATCTGCTGGATGGACTGGACGACGCGGCTGGTCTCCCACTCTTCGGGGATCCACGCCTCCATCGTGTTGCGAGACATGCTGGCCCTCCTGCGGGCGCGTGATGGGGAAGCTGGTCGGCTCGGGCCCCATCACGGGCGCCTTCGCAAGCAAGGGCGGTGTCCTGCTCCGATCGCCGGAGTAATTCACCTGATGCTGAATATACCTCCCGGCGTCAAGCCCTGCCGAGAATCCGGGCGGCATGGACTTCCGCCGTCGACTTCGGCTTCTCCACCGCGGCAGGCTTCGGCGCGCCCGTCGGGCGGGCCTTCGGCTTCGGCCGCTCCTGCTGCACGAACTCCGGGTACTCGGACTTCAGTCGGTCCACTTCGGACTCAGCGCCGTTGACGCCGTCTTCGTCCACGGTCAGGGCGTCCCAGTCGACGAGCTTCTCCAGGCGCTTCGGGTCCGCGAATCCGGCCTCGGCCAAGGCCGCCTTCATCGCGGCCTTCTTCATGGGCTCCCGGTAGCGGGCCTCGCCTTCCTCGCGGGCCTCGCGCAGCTGCTTCTCGTGGTCGGTCTCGTTGACGCGGGCGGCGTCCTCCAGCTCCTTGTTGCGGAGCCGGTGCCGCTTGGCGTCCTCGTTGGCCTTCTTCAACGCGGCCTGGGTGCGCGTCCACTCGTCCTTCGACGGCGCCTTGAACTCCGGCTCGCCCTTCTCCGCCGGGGGCTTCGGTTTCGGCGCCTCGCCCTCCGGCTCGGGCTCGTCGCCGACCTCGGTCTCCGGCTCCTCGTCGGGGGCATCCTCGACTTCGACGTCGGGCTCGTCGCCGTCTTCGGAGCCTCCGGCGATGACGTGGATCGGGCGGCCGTCGGCACGGTAGCCGAGGATCGTGCCGGGCGGCAGGCTGATGCCGGTGGGGGTGTCGTCGGTGGTGGTGTGGATGCCCATCTGTGTTCTCCCATCACGGGGTTGGCGGCGACCCATCGGCGGGTGCCGGGCTTCATGCGGCGGCCGGGAAGCGGCCGGTGCGGATGGCGGTGCGGGCGTGGGCCTCGACCGCGGGCAGCAGGTCGCCGACGGTGCGCAGCAGTTCCCGAGCCGCCCGGATC